AAGTAGTATCATAAACGTGTGACAGAGCAAAATTAATTAAGCGGTCAGAAGTATATGACATTAAGTTAGAGAATGCTAGACCATAAGTGTGGCGACCAAATTCAATTTTATCGCTAGCAACAATACGTTGGAATTCAACTAGGTCAGCTTCTGTTGGTGCCTTGAATGTAATCCATATACCGGTATGCCAAAGAGGAGCTTGGAACAATGTACCTAGTCCTAAGTGCGCCATTAAACGAATAGCACCACGCTCACCAGTTAGCTTTTCATTTGTCTTACTAACAAACTTAGGCTCCACACCAGCTAGGTGGCCAGATTCTGATTTAACAGTCTGTCTGAAATCAGCTTTAGGATCTTCTAAAGTAGGCACATATGTTTCCATAAATGTATTATATTCTAAGCCATCGCGCAATATTTCTCCCCACTCGCGACCTTTTGCAGTATCAACCAAGTTAATATTAGGTAGATCATTAAGGATAGTCGATACATCATCAGTTAAACCAGAAGGCATTGAAATTACTTCTAGGTTAGGATCAATAGTTGTAGTATATGATGTTTCTAATTCTTGTGTACAGTTTTGCTGAGCACGTGCTTTCTTTGTTATTACAGGTTCTTCAATAATTTGCTCAGCGGTAATAATAGGTTCTTCTACTTTTGCTACTACAGCTTCTTCAACTGTAGTTTGTTTATCATCTATAATAGGTGTTTCTACTACTACAGGTTCAGCAGCTGGTTTTGCCTTAGTAGTTTTTGTGACTTTTTCATCCATGTTTATTCTCCAGTTGTTTCAGTTTTAGGTGCAAAAATTTCAGACTCATCAATCGGTTGCGCTACCGCCTCACCATCATCAGTAACTGGTGTAGGATTCTCGAGACCATAAATTACTTCTAGCTTCTCACTAATACTTACAATAGTATTAGTGGTCACACCTACAAATTGTGAATTGAAAGCTACATAACTTTCATACACGTCTAGGTTTAATGATACATCATCAGGCGTAGTAATTAAACCCTTCTTATCTGCGTGTAATGCATGAATGGCTTGTAACTGTTTAGAGAATTCTTCGCAGTCTTTAGCAAGAGCCACGGAGAGTACTCCTAACTCAGCTTTAATGTTTGGATATTTGTTAACTTCTACAGAGTTAAGTATATTAGAAGTCTCTTGTAGTGTAGATACTACAGAGTTAGCACATGCTTTATATATATCTTCCAACATACTCCAGCTTTGATAAGTCTTCTTTTTCTCATCCATTAAACGTTTCATTTCTTGACCAATTTTATTCTTTTTGTTTTGCGTTGTTTTCATTTGCACTTTCCTTATTAAATTAATTAATTGGTTTTTTACCAAAGTATAAGGAACGTTATTAAAAATAATATTATTTTTTAATAAATATTACAAATGCTTTGAGTGGTACTGACTATTTAGGGATTAAAAATGGAAACAAATATTAATGATTACATAGGCACTAGATTCACACCAGAATTAGCAGCTGTACTAAGAATATCATTTAACTTATTTGAGTTATTTGAATATCCTGATTATGATTTAGAATTTGAAAATATGTTATCAATTAGTTCTTCTTTGTCTTCAGATGACCTACAAGATAAATTTATAGCAGAAGTAAATAAGTATTTAAACTTTATTTTATCAACACATAAAATAACTTTAGATGATGACACTACTTTACATCAAAAGAATGAAGTAGTCTATGCATTATATTTATTACAGCACATTGATGATTATGAAACACCAGTTAGAATTTTAGAATCTAGTTTAACTGATGAAGAAAAGATAGCTGAAATATTATCACAAAACTGCACACTATCCAGCGATATGATATTTTCTTTAATTGCTGATATAAATAGTGAGTTAATAGTTTATTTAGAAAAATATCTTTATGATGGTTTAAGTCAGCAGAGTGAAGAATTAGTAGATGATGAGAAAAGAAAAATATTAAATAACTTAAAGCTATTTAATAAGTTTACTGGTAACAATAATAACGTAGGCTCAGTATTAGTAAATTCTGGTGCTAAACCTAACTACAGGTTAAAAATCTATTTACCTTTTGTTAAAGAAGTATTTAAAGATAAAGTAGCAGAAGAAATGGTAGTGCATTTATTTTCTTTATTAATGTTGGCAAAAGAAACTAAGGATAATGTCATATTAGGTTATAGAGAATTTAATAGTTTATTTTTTAATGATCTAAACGATATTAGTAAAATGGACAATGCTTTAGTTAATCTTTCTATGCAGTTTGATAAATTTAAAATAGAGGATAAAACAGAATGAATATAGAAGACTATTTAAAGTTCGCTATTGATAATAATTGTTATAAAAGAAAAGACTGGATAATTAATGCTTTTTCTATCGTTAAGGAAGCACCAGAAGCATACAAGACAGATCCTTTTATCGGTAGGATAGTTCAGACACCAAGTGGTATATTTATTGTAATGGACGAAGCAGGTACATTAGAAAAGATAGATAATTATAAAGGTGGTGAACCTTTGTTTAGATTTAAAGATATAGTTGTTGCTGATTCATCTATTTGTTCAAATATACAAGGTAAGGTAGAAACAACTATTGGTAATTTATTATTTAACTTAATATCTATCGTTTATGCATTTGGTAATGTAATACCTTACATGAATGGACCAGTATCGGTTAAAAAAGTAGAAGATATAATAGCGCCTCTATTACAGGATGATTTACTACCTACTGCTAGGAGAGATTTCTCTAAGATATATGTGGAAGACTATATTAAGTTTGTAGACTCACTATCTTACTTAACAGGATTTACACAATTAGCTGTATGGGCTGCTACTGAAAAAACAATGACAGCTCCTACAGGACTGGCTAAGTTTAAGAAAGAATTATTGGAAAAATATAAAGGTCGTTTAACAGACCCAGCAGTAGTGGCTGAAATGGAAAGTGAGTTATTAAAGTTCGACGCTGATTATCTAAAAGGTGATCCAGGTGGTGATAACTTTGCTACTGGTGCTAAGATGCGTGGTATTGTTAGAAAACGTTTATATTTAATGTTTGGTGCTGACCCAGGCATTAAAGAGTCTACTACTATTAGTCCTGTTTTAAATTCTTTAGAAGAAGGTTGGGAGATAGATAAATTCCCACAACTAAATGATAGCTTACGCATTGGTTCATATAGTCGTGGTAAACTTACTCAATTGGGTGGTGTACTAACTAAAGAATTATTACGTGCTTCTAGTGCAGTTACAGTAGGCGATGATGACTGTGGTACTACTAATGGCGTATTTAAACAAATAGATGTAACTAATTATAAAAAACTTATTGGTACTTATTCTATAGAGGGTAATAAATCTATTCTCATTGCAGATGAAGAAGGCGCAAAAAAATACATTGGTAAATCTATATTTAAACGTTCACCAATGTTTTGTAGGTCTAAAGGCTCTAGCTATTGTAAATGTTGTCTAGGTTTAAAACTTAGTGCAAACCCATCAGGTCTATCTTTGATTATTTCTGACTACGGTAGTAATATTCTTAATTTATTTATGGGTAAAATGCACGGTACTGCACTAGCGCTAGCTAAATTAGACTTAACTAAATCTTTAACATAGTTTGCAATATTTTAATTTTATAAAGGAAAACATTATGGCTGATAACACAACACAAACACCAGAAGTGTCTGAAGTAGGAACACAAGATACTTCAACGCAACCTAAGACAAATTCTAAACAAACCCAGCAAGCACCAGCAGCTGCACCTGTAGTAATGGTAACTAAACCTACTCCAGCAGCTACACCTAAACAAACAGCTCCTGTAGTTACACCTTTCAGTGATTTAGTTGCTAATTTGACCACTACTGGTACTACATCACAAAAATATGTAATTGGTATTATTAATTCATACATTAGTGATATGGCGCCTGGTATTAAAATGACTCAAGTAGATGGTTCTAAACATCAAGAGTCTTTATGGAACTTAATTAAGAATGTTGTTAATCTTGATCCAGAAGAATTCAAGAAAGCGTGGACAGTATTATTAGCTTTCTTTAACAACTATGCTGACGGTGTTTTTAATGACCGTTATGTATTTCGTTTCTTTGAAGTGGTTAATTTAGATCCAGCTTCTATCGCTGGTTTCCAAAACATTCTTAATCTTATTAAACTTACAGCTGAACCTTCAACACGCGCAGCTAGTTTAAAACAAGTTGATTTGGAAAAGACTACTAATAAAGGTTTTACTGAAAAAGCTAAACAAAACATAATGAGCTTTTATAGCTAATTAAATTATATACTACACTGATTAATTTCAGTGTAGTATATGTTTGAATGCATTTTTTTTCAGTCATATATAGCTATATTGAACATTGTACATAATGTATAACAATTTCTTTATTTATATTAGGAGAACTATCATGAAAGTAATTTTATCTTTAGCTGGAAAAGATGTTAAAGAAATTCAGGCAGCTATTGAAGCTGCTAAAGAAATAAATGAAATATATGTTGGCAATATTGAACATAATCCCAACCAAAAAGTAGAAGTGGTTGGTAATACTCTCGTTGTAGAGGGTGAGCGCTACGCTATAACAACAGATGCATTTGGTGACATGTTGTTGTCACTAAAAGATGCAATTGTGTTGAAATACAGTACATCTAACCCTGAGATGTATTGGTACGAGAACACATGCTCGTACCTTAGTAGGGTTAATTCTATGGAGGCAGCAGTAGCAGCAATAGCCGCAAGTGCCACTGTAATACCCGATGAAATAGAAAATAAAATAATAGAGAAGTACAAGTCTTTCTTTAAATTTCCTTTTAATGCTAGAGTAGCTATAGCTACTCTAACTTCTAAAGAATTAATAGAGTTAGTAAGTATAAGAAAGTCTGAGTGGTTCTACCAAAGATACCATTTCAAACATTAACCTGATAGAGGAGCTAATGCTCCTCTATTTTTTTTGTTTCTATTTATAATTAAACATATATTACTAATATGACGTTAATACAATGCTGTATTAATTTTAACTTATGGAGTATTAAAATGATTGAAGAATTCAAAGCAATTGTTGAATGTATTAAAGATCAAGTGGAATTAAAAGATAATGCATTAAAGGATGTAAAAGGTATTCATTGGTTAGATATAACATCTAGTACAACTTTAATTTATTTAGTAGGTAAATTAAATGTATGTCTAGATTTAATTTTCGCAAATAAAAAAGAAAATGAACTTTATATTGAAGAGTTTATTAATTTAACATTTGCAAAAGATGTAGTAACTGCACCCGCTTTATTACTAAGTACGGAAAAAGGTACTATTCGTATTAAACTTAATTATAACAGTAGTTTTTAAAAAGGAGCTGTAAAATGAGTAATTCAAAGTTTTATAAAAGCAGTATTATTTATCCATGCATGAACGGAATATGTAGATTTAATATTTACATAGAAACAAACAACGGTATAGTTAGAATAACAAAACGAACTGAACCAGATGACGATACACCGTATGGCCAAGATCCATTGTATAATCTATCATTACCGACTATAGATATACACGACGTAGAATCATGTTTACTCGCAGGTGTACATGTATTAAATAAGGTACGTATCATGAGTGGATTAATTGAAATCCCACTCATACCAAAAAAGACTTTAGTTCCTTCTAAAAAAGAATTAAATAAATTGGCATTAGAAGAAATGTTTGAAGCTTATTAAAAAGGAGTAGTATGTATGTCACAATTAAAGTTTCGCGTTAAAGTAACGGTAGGTAACAATCCTGCTAAGGTACATAAAGTAATAACGGATTCTCATTATAGTGCTGTTGTTTTAGTGTTAGAAGAGTATAAAGAAAACAGGAATGAAATAAAAGTTTCATGTAAAGCAGAAACATAAACTACTATCATACTAGAGGCGTTTACGCCTCTAGTATGATAGTGTGATTTAATTTATTATAAATGAGGAATTATAAAATGTTAACTATAATAAATACTTTATTTAGTATTAATAATTTTGGATCATTTTTATATCGTGTGTATTTTTTTTTGATTCCATTTATTTTCAACCATACATAACTATATTGAATCTAGTGCACTTTCGTATTGGATCACTTTGTTTGGAGAAGTATATGTTTAGTTTTTTAAATGAAAATGTATTTGATTGCATATCATCAACAATATCTGGAATAGAGGATGCCATTAATGGCACTCTTCAATTAGACTCACCTTGTCGAATTGAAGATGTTCTTGTATATAAAGAAAAAGATCATCGTGGTAACATAAGAAATTCGCCATACTGGAGAAAGCGGGAGGATGAATGACTAGTTTAACAATATCTGTTTTACTTATCTGGTTACACGTTATTAAAAATAGCAACGTACCAGATAAGGTATTATTAAGAGGACTACCATTAATGATGGTCCCTGGTATTAATGTTATTCTTCTTTTAGTTACGATGAAGAAAGCATTGAAATTACGATAACAAAATAGAGAGGTTTTATCCTCTCTATTTTTTTTATGTATTAGTAAACTCTTTTAGTAAGTCAGGTAAATCAGGAAAACCAAACATAGTAGTGCAATATTCTAAAGCATTTGTAGAGCCACCAGATAGATTAATTCCTTGCATCTTAGCTGTGTACTCCGGCATACCTTTAACCTCAACCATCTCCTTTACAGTCGTTTCTTTAGATATATTAAAACATATACCACCGTTAGGATATGCGGCTGCAACGTCTAACTTTTATGTTCAGTCTAATTCGTTAATTTAGACCCGAGTAATTAAACTCAGCTATATGTCTCCATATAGAACAGACTATATCATCTACCTAATATCTAGGCAGTCTTCCACTTCCACTCACTTGAGTGTACTCCCAGCTACGGGATAGTCGTTGAACTTTACTCATGCTCTTACGAGTTTAGAGTCTTAGCTGCTGATTGTCCAATCTATACACTTTTCAAACCATGACATATTAGTTTTCACTATCTGCTTTGGTAGTATAGCTCTAAGGAGTTTCCAGCAATTCAAAAGATTCAATCTACAAGTTTCTTTGTAGTTGGACTATAAGCGTCTTTAATTTTAAAATAAGAAATAGTATCTATATTTAGACGTTTTTTAATCAGCCATCGCTACACGCACGCTAGTATTTATATTAGGATATTCAGATATACAGTTCATCCCATTGTCTGTAACTAAATGAGAAGGTAACATAACAATCCATCCACCTAACCCATAGGTCTGACTATCCATAGGGTCATCACCAGAACCAGTACTACCTATTACTTTGCCATTAGCTAATGCATAGAAATGTAAAGTATCGACTGCTTTCTTAGGCTGTGAATTAAATCTAGCAAAATCTGAACACCCAGCAAACACACCAGTAGTGAATGATAAGTCATTTGTTTTCTTATCTAATTCCAACATAGATAATGAATCAAACATATTGTAAACAATATATTCTAACTTATAATGAGATTGTAAAAATTGGTGTTTCTCTAGACCATGGTAATCATCAGCTTCTTTAAAAGCTAATTTTCTAATACCTAACTCTTTATTTAGAATAGCATCTAAAGAATAAGACTGTTCTTCAGGCGTACCTGTTCTAATTTGTTTATACATACACATTGCATCTATTACATAAAAAGATGCAGGCGCTGTTAATACGTGCCATTGTGCTGCTGGATTAATAGGTGATACTGTTCCACTGGCTGTTATTTTTTTCTTCTTACCTTCAGTATAATCAAAGAACTTTAATTTCTCTGGAACACTAGGATCACTAAATATTTGTTTAGGATCTAATCCAGCATTCTTACACGCTTCAATTACTTTAGGTATGTCATAATTTATATTCCAAATAGCTACAAAGTCTGGCATCCATTCATGCGCTTTAGCAAATATAGTTTGTACTAATTCTTCCGGAGTATCGGCTAGAAATACTTCTATCTTTAAATCTAATTTTTCAATATACTCGCCGATATATTTATCTGCACATTTTAATATTCTATTAACTGGTTCATTAATTCCACTAACAAAACTTTTTAGTACACCAGTAAATATCATATTCTTAAAAGCTAATGTAGCAATAATTATTTCATTACGTTCACCTACTACATCAGTTTCAATATCGAATGTAGCTACCGTATATTTACTTTGCGCGCCTGGAAATTTATCAAAGTATGATTGCTTAATGCATGAAGTAGAAGAGATGTCAGATCCGTATAAATATGGATCATTACTTAATCTACGCATATTATCTTTTGTCCAAGATTTACCTAATGCTTTAGCTACAGTATTTCTTAATTCATTTTCTGTACATTGATATTTTATTAATTTATCTATGTCTTCCCATTCTTTTTTTTGCTTATGATTTCTGAAAGCTTTTTTAGTTACATAAAAACTTCTTTTGTAATCTTGAACAAATCTAATGTTTGGGGTAATGGTACCATCACTATTATGAACTTGTTCTTTAATAAGATGAGTATCTACGTCTATACCATCTACTGCTGGGAAATGTACTGCAAATCTACATTCACGCACAAGTTGTTTTTCAGACATGCTAAACCTCTCTAGTTGTAAATATTCCTACAATTAATATAACGACCTATTATTTTTTACAAAGGGTATAAAAATGAAGTTAATGAAGTTGATAACCGAATCAATAGATTTTCAAAACGACAACTTTGGTAGTCTATTAGAGGCTGGATTTTATACCATCCAAGAATATATTAAAGAAACACCATCAATTAGTAGAAAAGAATTAAGTAAATTAGAATTTGCTAAACCTATTGAAGAAATAATCTTTAAAAGATTAGGTCTACGTATTAAATTTAATTTTGATACAGTATGTATTGGTGCTATAATGGTATTCCCAGTTAATAAGAACCATGTCTTATTACCTGACCACGTTAAAGGTTATGAAGAAAAGAACCAAGATAAATTAATTAAAGAATTTAAAAATAAAGAAGGGTATATTGATTTAGCCTCTGCTAAAGTAAGTGGAATATTTTCAGAATATACCCACTCTTTATATATTGACGTAATTAATGCTTTTCAGTCTGGATTTACTGTCCCTGAAGTCGTAGCAATTATATTACATGAATTAGGTCACGCATTTACTTACTATGAGTTAAGCGATAGACTGTCATCAACTAACCAAATATTAGCTGATTTATCTTTAACTGTTAAGACTGATGGTGATAAATCTAAACGCACTTATTTATTTAAAGAGTTAAGTGATAAATTAGAAATAGATTCTAAATCATTTGACGATTTAGTAAATGAAGATAGTCGTATAATATTTGGTACTAAGTTATACAAACGCTACTTAGATGGTGTAAGTAGTTTAATGGATAATAAAAAATATGACAATACATCTTCTGAACAAGTAGCTGATAATTTTGCAGCTAGATTTGGATATGGACGTGAATTAATTATTGCTCTAGATAAGTTTTATAGAAATGCACCTGAAAAAAATAACTTTACTTATTATTTATTGAGCAGTGCTGACTTTTTATATTTCATTGTTTATAGATCTGCTTTAATAATATTCTTTATTGTTGGCGGAATGATACCATTAGCTATTTTAATTACAATGTTCTATGGGACTGTAATATATTTCTTTGGTGATAATTTTAGAGACATGACCTATGATGAATTAAAAATTCGCTATGTTCGAATACGTCACCAGTACATAGAAAAAATTAGTTCTTTAAATTTAGATAAAAATGATTTATCTATTTTAGTAGCTAATCTAAATGACATGGATAACATTATTAAGAATACTAAAATTTATGATAGTTTCTTTAATAAGATATCTAACTACGTGTTCAGTATTAATGGTAGTGTACGTGAGGATTTATTATTTCAGCAGATGTTGGAAGAAATTACCCACAATGAATTATTTGTAAAAAGCGCTGAACTAAAATTATTATCCTAAGAAGAAAGGTTGAGAATGTATAATTTATCAAAAGAAAATGATGAGTTTTTAAATAACTTATCAATGGGTTTAAGACCACGTAGTTTTGTCACTAGTATAGCAATAGGTAAAGCTTTAGCTGATAGCTGTGCTCTACCTACATCAAAAGTAGATGACATTCAAGCAGTATATAGAGTATCTGAAGCTATTAGAATCTCTAATATCCTTAGTACTATTAATGAGCGCGCTTTTATAGATTTTGAAACTATCTTAGTTTATACTTTAAAGTTTTATGAATTCCGTTACATGATTGCACACCCACGTGGTAAAGTTTACTGCCTAAACAAAGAAACAGCTGTAACTGATTTCTTTGGATTAAATCAAATCTTAGATGAAGAAGCTATAGATATGATTAAAAATAATAGCCTAGAGATAACCGATACTTATAACTCTATGGTTTGTATATTGGCTGAACTTGCTGCTAAGGGTTAAAAATGAGTGATTTAAACGCTGACGTATTAGACGATATAGTTCCTGTAGATGATCCAGACTTAGCAGAAGAAAGAAATGCTCTGTTGGCTAAAATGGAGGAAGATAATAAACCTCCGGCTATGCAAGAACAACGTAGAAATATATTTGAAATAATATCTGAAAAATTGGTTGAGATAAACAGTGATGCATTACAACTCGTCGATAATCAAGAGATATTAAACGGCTTAGATAGTCGCGGCGTCATTTGTAAAGAAGATGCTAAATTAATAGACACTTATTTTGGTAAGTTTTTAAAAGAAAAAATAAGTATCGAAGAATTTAGTGCCAGTCCTAGTAAAGTAAATTATCAATTTTCTATTAGATTTATTAAAGAGTCATTAGTAAAGACTCAAGAAGAATTTAGTACTAAAGTAGAGGAACTTAAAACTATGGTTGACTCTGATGATGTAGAAGTAGATTTGGAAGCATTTCTTTCTAAGATAAACGAACTAAAAGAGAAAGTCAATACTTTAAATACTAAGTATTCCGATTTCTTAGAAGCATTTATTACTAATAAGAATATGATATTTATGTCTGGTCAAACATTTGTAAATATTGCCAATACGCCACTCTGTGATTTAAGCGTTCTAGAAATAGACTGGTTAACTAACTCTGGTGACAGAATACAAGAAATCATTAATGGATTAAATGATTTCTTTAATAGCTCACAATATGCTAAGTTATTAACCATGACAAGTATAGATTTTATTGAACCTACTTTATTTAATATTGCATTAGGTATTAAGAATGGTTCCGTTGTTACGAACTTAGATATAGTCGCTAATCTACCTAAAGAATCCATTGCGTCAGTTAATAAACTAACTGATAGCATTAGTAATTTAGGCGATACAATTACTCCTGTAAAACAGTTAGATGACTTTAATAGTACTAAAGTTGAACTCATTAGAAAAGTAGAAGATATTGTTGAAGTAAATAAAATAGTATCTGGTATTGATTTAGTAGTTTCTAGTATGTTAGGTTTAGCTGAATGGTTGAATGAACGCGTGACATAAATACATAATTAAAAATAGATAGATACCTTTAGGGTATCTATCTATTTTGTTTTAAGTTAAACTATGATCATAAAAGTTAACAGTAACATCTTCAACAGCGATTAAACTACCGTCATTTAGCTCTACTAATATTTTATTTAATGATAATGCATCTTGATCATTAACTAACGTAACTACATCGTAATTAGCTTTACCACCTAATCCAGTAACTGATACAGCAATGACACCAGTACCAAATGTAGCTTTTAAAGTATCTATCACATCACTAATAGCGATAGTTGTACCCGCAACAGCACTGTTTAGTATATTTACAGTTTTATTAATAATGTTATTTCTAATATTAATATCACCATAAACACTACTACTTACGTAATAGTTAACTACAAAGCTTTGACTAGATTCAATAGTAGTAGTAATGCTATCTTTATTTAATACCTTAACTAAACCTAACTCGCGTTTAGCATAGTAATAGATTCTAGTTTGTTCTAACAATGTGTTAGTAATATTTACTAAGTCAACAGTAATATAACCAGATAGAACATCTGCTACTTCCTTAATATAAGCTCTATATGCGGGATCAGTAGTAAAGTAATATACACCATCTAAAAACAGCATATCTACATGTCTTAATGTATTCACACCGGAACTAGGTATAGGGTTACCACTATCATCTAACATTACATCACCAGCTCTATGCGAGTAGACTTGTGTGCCATCTGGATTTAATACAGGATCTCCAGCGTGGTTTAAAATGTTATATGTAATTTGAGTTTCACCATAACCAGAATCTACAAAACTGAAAATACTGTTTGTGGTAGGATCTATTTGATACACGTCTTTAGCATAATAAAGCGGAACATCTTCGCTATATGTTTGATATGAATTATAATTTACAACTGATCTAGAGTTAGTCCATAGATCTGATAATGTTAAACCTAATGTTAAGTCAACTACTTCTTTAGTAATAGCAATGGAGTTTGCTGGTAACATAAACAAACCTAATTCTGTTGAAGCATTATCTGGTTTAAAGTTAACAGGTACTGAATTAGTTGTATAGAATATTTCAAACTTATTCTTTAATGGTGTATCCGATAGAATGTCTGATGTATTAAACATTTTAAAGTTAGTAAAGTATAAATTATCTAAATTATCAATATCAAAGTTAGTATCTAATTCAAACTCAAATATAGACTCTCCACTACCAGTCTTATTTAATAACGTGCCATTAACATATGCTCTAACTGTTTCTCCAGTAGGTATGAAAGCTAGTTGTACATTTTTATTAGCATCGTTTATAGACTTATACATGTCATCAGACTTAGTAATGATAGTTAGTTTATAACCATTATCTATTCTTACTAAACCATAACTAGCTGTATTTACTACCGCTAAAGCTGTAGGATTCTGTGAAATAAAACTTAACCCATTAGCTATAGGTGAATTTAAATAATAAGCTCTGGTAATAAACTCATCGCTTGTATTATCTAACACATAGTGGAATGGACTAAATATAAATTTATTTTTATTAACAATGCTAACTTTATCACTAGGTAACATAGCGAAGATAGCTTTTGTTAAGTTATCTGGATAGACTGTAATTATTCCATTGTTACTTAAATATAAAGTATCTGGTGTAATTGTTAATCTAGTACCATTATTTTTAATAGTTGATAAGGTACTCAGTTGCTCAAAAGTATTAATTAGTGTGTCTATACTTAATGTAGCAGCTGTGATTAACTTAGGATTACTTGGAGCTGGTAATGGCTTAGTAGCTAAAAATATTCTATTAGTTACAACGTCTACATCTTTAACTATTGAAAAGCCGTAATTATTTACACTTGATATTAATTGTTGATTCGTGATTGGTAATGTTCTTGGTCCAGTTGAGTTAGATATAACTTGAGCACGTAATTGCTCGAATGTTAAACCATCACCACCACCAGCTAGTAACTTATCGCAATATGCAATCATTGCTACATTATTCATTGCAGCTGTATATGCTGAAGTATCTTTATACTCATCAACGGCATATAACGAAGTTTTAAATGAATTCATGGAGAAGTTAATCATGTTTACATTTAACTCACCTTTGGTTGTATAGACGTCAATTCTAACATCACCATCAACCTGATTTGCATTTATATAAACTTGTGGTATTGAAACATTTAAAGTCTTACCTAAAACCTTTAATACCATTGTAGGCGTTCTATAATCAAACACTTGTTCAGTGTGAGTAGTAAGCATTTCAACCCAACCAGTACTATTTGAATTTTTATAATAAGCCCTGCAATAATAATACTGATCAGTAAAAGCAATGTTGTCACTAAAGTAAGTTGATGCCATTACAGAAAACTGTTGAGTGTTTAAATTAAACTGAGTAATAGGTAAATCAAAATATAGCCACACCAGCCCATTAGGATCAGTTCTAGTGGTATGATCAATGATGTTGGTAGTCAGTGCTTGCAATGGACTAATAACGTCTGCTACATACTCTATTTGAATAGCGCCATTATAAAATACTTTAATATCTATCGGATACTGTAAACTAAAAACCATCCCATTCACTGTAAAGAAAGTATTACGAGGTATCGTTACTTTAGCACATTCTTCACTAGGAGAATCTACCATATTTTCTTTTAAACTATTTAACTGTATTAGCATAGAGAATATAGTATCGCTAGGTGAAGCAAATCTATTTATATAATCTACGTCAGACATATGTAAATATATGTCATCTATAGAGTTAGCTAAAGCAGGATATTGTCGCTGTGTATTTAAGTCATTTTCAGTTATAGCTGCAGCTGTACAAACACTACTAGCTTCTAATAAAAATATAAATGGATTTGTTGGATCAACAATATCTACTACGCCATTTGTTACATCACTTAAATGACTTAGTATGACTCTTTGTATATTTGATGGATTATAACGATACTGTGTTATATTAGCCATTAACGAACTTAAAGGTACTGGTGTATAATTTACAATATTTGACATCTATTATTCTCCTATTACAGTTTGGTCAGCCCAATTTAAATTTGCTTTAAGAAAGGCGCCTGTTTTTGCTGCGTGTAAATCTTTAGGAACCCACCACTCTAATTCATAAGTTTTTGGTTCAATCCTAGCATAACCTCTATTGTTAAACTGCTGTAATAAATCATAGCTAATCTTAACCATATTAGCTTCTCTATACCTATCACCCATCATCGGGTTAAAGATTACTACGGTGGCATTAAACTCAAAAATTAATATGTCATCTAGTGCTATTACCCCCATACATCTAAATCTTATAGTTATATCTTTAGATTGATCATTATAAGGTTTGTCTGTTGTATAATCAAAGAATTGACCAATAGGTACGCTAATAGGAAAAGCTGCTCCAACAGCTGCAATTTTCTTAACATATTTTCTGTTTACATCTAACACTAATCTATATATTCTAGTCGTGTAATCTAATGTATTACTAACAATGAAATCAGGATAAGGTTGTAATATTCCTTGAAAAACAAAAGACTGATAATGAACCCATATATAAAACATATAAAGTATTGGGTCACCACGAGTATTTCTGAATGTAGCATCCATATCAAATGAGGTATAGTTAGTTACTACGCCATCTGCTTGTGAGTACGCTTCTTCATAAATACCTGGTTTAGAAGTAAAGGTCGGCAGAGCCATATCTGGCCATCCACTAATATTTGTTATGTTATTACTAAGCACTGGAATGAATGCTTGAGTATTATCCATAATAGGGCAAGATAATGGCGATGTACCTGGTTTACCATGTACTAATCTAGGATCTAATGTAGTTCTAACAAATCTTTGTATACTCGTATCAGTAGAGGTTAATAAAGAATATAATAATCTTTCATTTTTAACATTATTTTCATCTAAGTTTAATTGTGGTCTTACAAAGAAAGTAAGACCATAAACATCTTTGTTTGATAACAAAGAATTAGGTATCTGTCTATGGTTAATACCATATAAGTTATTGGTTAATGCTTTATCTATTGAGCCTATAGGCATAGATTGGAAATAATCATCAAGACTATATGTTACAGGTGGTTTTGTTGCGTTACTCATATTTTCTCCGTAACTACACATTTTAAGAGAGGTTTCAAAATGGCATCAGTTGGTTCTGAATTAGAAAGTTTTATCCAAAAGATTGGTAATATGTACGACATGGCAATGCGTTTAGGTACTAATTACAATACTAAGTCTTTAATAGACACTACGAAAATAGCTAGAGTAGAGCCACTGACTATTATTTCCGCAGATTGTTTAAACTTAGATTATACTAACGATGTATTACAATCAGTGCTAAGTATTTTTTCTGGTTACTATTTACAAGCTATAGCACTATCAACTAATTTACAAAATGCGCATGTGATCAAAGCTTTAGATCGTTTAAATCCTGACCGTCATTTTAATGATTTAACATATATTAATGAAAGTATGAATGAGCGCCATACTACAGCAATATCTGCCTATAAGTTTAGATTACCTACTACTACAAATAAAGTAGCCATGGAATCAGAAATGCGTCAGATGACTCGTTCAATAGTAACCACAGAATTTATTGATGAATTAAATAAAGTACATTTACATGATGAAGAAGCAAAACCTAACGGTGCTTCTGCTGATAAAGATTTCGTAACTAAAACTATTCCAGATTTATCTAATTTGGCTGTAGGTAAGTTAATTAACATTGATATAGGTGTTGGTGAAGATAAAGTAACTATCCCAGTTAACATTAGATTAGCTACAACATCTATCCCTACAGAAAGTATGGTTCATTTACTAGCTATTAAAAAAGAAGATAATACGCTAGTAGAACGCTTCCATTCATTTAGATCTGGGCGTATTAGTTTAATTAAAGATTTAATATTCTGTCAAGATTTAATTGACGAACATAAGAAAGCTTTGTTGAATGATGAGTCCGGTGTATATAAGCAAATTCTTGACCGCGTAAACCGTTCTAAGAAATATGGCATCATTTCTAATAACCCATCATTAGTTAGCGCATCTAATATCTTTATATTGAGTGAAGTAGGTGCTGCTGAATTAGAAAAACAATTATCAGGCAAATTATCTAATCCACGTATTCGTCAAAAAGCTTTTGAGAATACATACGCTATGATTATTGTAGTAGTCGATAGAGATTGGGAACGTGTAACTTTCTATCAGCGTGGTATATCTGGCGCTACAGAAGTTAGTGTTAAAGATCTTAAAGCTAGCAATAAAAATAAAGGTCCAGAAATAATGGACATATTGAAATCATTAAATGCAGGTAGCCCTGCACAATTCTAAGGACAAAATTATGAAAATAGTTGATTTTATTTCAATACTATTGCCACGCTTTAATAAGAGTACTATTATGGATGACGTTAGAATAACTCAAAAAGAGTTGTCTGACGGCTCTATACCAGCCTATACTGAAGCTGCTTTATATTTTAAATCAAATAAATTTAAATCAGATAAAGCTAAAGATTTAAATAATATCTTTTATAGAAACTTTGATAAGAAGACTACTGAAAAGAATTTTGTTTTAGAAATTACTAAAGCTTTACCAAATGTTCTAGCTAACTTAAATATTGTAAATGAAAAGTTAGAAGATACATTAGAAGCTGACGTTATTAAAGACGGTATGTCTGCTGTAAAAACTATTTTAGTTAGAGCGGCTGATCAGATATCATTTATATCACGTCACTCTGTAAACTTACTTACTTTAGTTTATGCTGAAGAAACTAATGTATTGCATGATGAAGGTGCGCCTGATTCTTTCCAACTGACACCAATGCAGATTAAGACTATTAATAAAGACTTACCTACATTTGCTAGTTTACTTGCTGTCTATAGTGAGAAGCCAGAAGAATTTGCTAAGAAGTTATTAGCTGTACCAGATATCATTGTTAATTCTAAAAACTATAGTACAGTATCTTCTGCATTTAAAGAATCAGATATAGATCCATTTGGTACAGGACTGTTAGTAGGGTTTGATAACAATCCTATCTATCGTATCCGTATGTTATATGCTGAATGGCAAGCTGATCGCTATGCTGCATTTAAAGATAAGAAGCGTATGCTAGAACTGCGTCTATTAAACTTAAAGAATGCTAACTCAGGTAAAGCTGACATGCAAGTAGAAAAAGAAATAGATTACTTGCAAAGTCGTATAGATACTTTAGAATATAAGATGGCTAAAATTGAAGGGGTTTAAAAATGAAATTAGCTATTTTACAAAGCGGGTTCTTATCTGTAGAAAATAGTAAACTATTACAAAGTGTAAAAGACGATAAAATTGATAACTTCATACCTATGAAATTAAGTAAGCCTGTTATTGAGGATGATAAACCATTCCTTTATCATCCAGGTATTACTAAAGTTTATGAAGAGTTTGATGCTGATGAAAAGATTATTCGTTCATTTGAGTTTAGAGAAACTGTTTTACAAGAAGTATTAGATTGTTTTAATGTAAACAACTTTAGATATTGGTTAGACTTACAACGTAGTAGTAAGTATTATAGTAATCTACATATTGAATTTTTAAATGACACTATCAAATTTATTAGTGAAGGTAAGCGTTCTGTTAACGTTGAAACCTGGATTAGATTAGTTGGTGGTCCATCTTTAAAACAAGAAAATGTACCTAAAGCTACACCCACTTATAGAAGTGAATTTAATTCTTTATTTGAGAATGAAAGTTTGATAGAAGCGTTGAGTTGCTGGACTTCTCATGAAGGTGGTTTTAAAGATTTATTAACATTTTGTTTTATTGTCTTTGGTAAGAATAAGTCAATAGACATTGTCAATAGAAAAATTTAAAATGAAACGCAAAAGAATTCTTTCTTTCGAAGATTCTGAGTTGAATGTAGACAAAGTAGCAGAAGCTAAAATTGAAGAATCTAAAGGTGATGATTTTGATAATTTATATCAAGACTTATCTGAAGCTAAAAAAGCTGAAGAAGAACCACCAGTAGATTCTTCAGAGCCTCCGGCTGATGATACACCACCTGCAACAGATTCCGAACCTAAAGATGCTACTGAAGATGATAGCGATACAGATGAACCAGATGTTAAAAAAGATAATAGTGCTGAAGCCAAACCAGCGGCTCCTGAAGATGATAAAGCCGAAGATGATACAGAGACACCTACTGAAGCAAATAAAGAGACTAAAGAAGCTATAGAGAGCCTCAGAGAGCATTATAGTGATACTGGTTATAGTGTTAGTAGTGAAGACTTTTCTGATCATTTAAAATCAGCTGGTTCTTATTTAGGACAGGCTGCTTTAGACGGCGCTAGTTATGCTGGTAACGCTGCTTTAGATGGTATTAAATATGTTGCTGGATTAGGTGTAGCGCATGGTCCAGATTTAGTTAAGGCGGTAGGTAGAGGTATACTTTATTCTATAGAGAAAATATTATCTTCATTAATTAAATCATCTATTGCTATTGTTAAATTTGCTAAGAAGCATATATTTACTTTTAAATCTTACAAAGCTAAAATTGTTAAATTAAAAGAAGCCTTAAATCTTTATAAGTCTTTAACTACTAAAAAAGAATTTAATAGTGAAGAAGAGTTATATAAAAGTAAAGAATATATTAAATTATTAAAAATAAAAGATAATTTTAATTTTGATAAAAATAGTTCTGTATTTTTAGAATTATTTAATGCTTACACAAATGAAATTTTAATAAAGGTTCGTAATAATTTAGCCAGTACTAAAACTTTAATTAGTAGAGTATCTAAAGGTGATGTTAATAAACCTAACAGATTTATGGTTGAAGATATTTCATTTACAGGATTCACTAAAAAGACTGTGAAAGGATATGAACCTGATCATGAAGGTTTAGATACTTATGCTTATAATAAACTATTACCTGGTGATGAAATTTTATTAGGATATGCACCTAGTAAAGTTTTAGCTAGTAATGAGTTAATAGAAGAAGCTTATAAACACTCTAAGATATTCTTAGGGTTTGAAGTTAATGAAAGTAATGTACCTGAAGAAGTACCATTTATAAATATAGATAATCTCGAAAAATATCTAGAAGAGTTAACTATGATTTGTGATATCGGTATTAAGCAGGATAAAGTATTTGATGAAGTAATAAAAATTAAAGAGAGTTTAAAGTCTGGACTACGTGATTACCTTGGGTTCTTATACAAATCTAAAGAACAAGTATCTACTAGAGAGTCTTTAATTCACTTTATATCTTTGAAAGCGGGTTTCATAGATGTTACTTTTATATCAGGTAGCTTAACATTACAGAACTATGCAATTAAACATTTAAATGCATCTACTCAATATTGTAAGTCTTTAATAAAAGCTTATAGTTAAAATATTTTTGCTAATTGTTTGAGGTAGAAATACTTCCACACACTAGTGTTTGTTAATTAAATTTAAATTTGGAGAATCTCATGAGTATTCGTCGTAAAGGTCTGGTAGCAGTAATGGAAGATGAAGGTAGCGTTGGTGTTGAAATGGCTGAAGGTGTTGATGCGGGCGCTGCTGATGCAATGCAAGCTGATCAAGCAGTTCAAGATAGCCATGATGAAATTGAAGAAGTTCAAGCAGCTATTGAAGATGCTGAAGAAGGTGCTGAAGATTTAGAAGCTATTGGTGATGTTGCTGCTGATACAATTGATGAAGGTGGTGAAGGCATGTCAGAAGACGCAGCTCGCGTTACTGAAGTTGCTGTAGAATCTATCTGTCGTCGTCTTGGTGTTCGTGGTTCTAGCATTGTTCCAGCAACTGAATCTTTTGGTTCACGTAGCTCACGTATTACTGCTACGCGTATTACTGTTGAAGGTATTGTAGAAACAGTTAAAAAAATATGGGCAGCTATTGTTGCTGGTTTCAAAAAAATCTGGGCTAAGCTTGTAGACTTTTACAAGTTCCTTACAGATTCTAACGTACGTATGGAAAAACGTGCTATAGCATTGCGTGAGAAATGCGCACAAGGCACATCTGTAATTGAAACTGAAGAATTTGAAAATGCAGCTATTGCTACTGCTTTTAATGAAGATGGTACTTTCAAAGTATCTCGTCTTATGGGAGCTATTGCTAATATTAAAGAAGAACTCGGTTCTGCTAAATCAGCTGCTGAAACAGTTGCAGCTGTTATGCAACGAGTAGCTAATGCAAAAAGTTCTAAAGAAGCTTTTGATGCTATGGATAGTATTTCTAAGCCACAAGGTGCAACAGATACTAAATTAGCTGAAACTATTGGTCTTGATTCTGAAGAAGCTTCAACATTACGCGCTAGTAAAGAAATGTTATCTGGTTCTTATATAGTTGTATATGTTGAAAAAATTGAAGGTACTGATGAAGAAGAAGAAAGTGGTGTTGTTATCACTAAATCTGTAACTGCTGAAAAAGAAGATCTAGAAGTTAAAGAAAAATGCGACACTGCTAAAAAAGATGAAGCAATTAAGATTTGTAATGAAGTTATTTCTTTGTGCAAAGCTGTTAAAGCTTCTGAAGGTGTTTCTAAAGTATTTGATAAAGCAGATAAAGCAATTGAAGCTGCTATGAAAAATGCTATGTCTTTAGCTGGTAAAGAAAATAAAGATGACAAAGAAGTTGCTGAAAAAGAAAAGAAAACTATTGCTGCCATTAAAAAATTAATGGTATCTTTAGGTGAAACTGTTCGTGTTTATGCATCTTTCCCACAGAAAGAAGCTTCTAAGGGTGGTAACTTGGCTCTGAACTATGTTGCTGCTTCTATTAGCAACTGGAAATCTGGTAAGTAATCTTACTTAGTTTGTAAAATAAATATACTCCTAGACATTAATTTGTCTAGGAGTATATTTTATGTAAATTTTAAAAAAGCAGATAATCTAATGATTAACTAAAACGTAGGTAATTATTATGCCAAATGTAAGTATGACTATACCTGAAGTAATGCAGTCTATATCTAGACCAATAGCTATCAGTGTAATAAAAGATATACAGAAAATAACTAAGATAGATAAAGATGTAAAAATATTATTTCCTGGTGATATGGATAGAATGCAGCAACCAGGCACAAACATTGGTGAGAATAATAGAGATGCTGAATACTTAAATAATAAGTTTATTCATATTGAAGTAATAGAAGAATATACACCTGATGCTTTAGGTAATATTGCCCTTACTAGAAAAGAACATTTACCAATATTTTCAGATACTGCTTTAAGTGTATATATTAAGCCTAGCTATGTTACTACAGATGTTACTATTAACTTTAAGTATCGTTCTAGTAGTAAGACAGAGGTATTGAGATGGAGAGATGATATTAGAATGCATTCTTCTCAATTAAGAGAAATGAATCTACATAAAATCAATTACCATTATTCAGTACCAGAACCATTTTTTGATTTACTAAATGAAGTATATACACTTAGAGAAAATGTTGAAGGATATGGTGAAACATTTGAAGAGTACTTTGATTCACATGCTTCTAATAGATTTACTACAATAGGTACTCTAGATGGTAAACAGTCTATTAGAGCCATTAGTGAAACTCAATCTAGGATAGTGGGTCTATTCGACTTTCAGGGCAACCCAGAGAAGCCTGAGAAGGATGATGCTAATTCCTCATGGACAATTAGCTTCTCTTATAAGTTTACTTATGAGCGTCCTTCAATGTGTAATGTAATTTATCCAATAATGGTACATAACCAGATGTTGGATAATAGGTTCATTAACTCTAATAGAAATGAGTTAGATATAGATTTAGTGCCTCAGTCTTATACTAGTAGTTTAAATGCTTTACATTATTTTGAAGCACAAGAACAAGCTACTCATGCTTTAGAATTAAAACCAGTTATCAATATACCAGATACTGATGAATTCATAGCCGAAACTACTCCTAACGGTACTGGTAGTGTATTTTTTGCTCTATGTGAAGTAGAAAATAATAAAAGAGATTTATTAAATTTAGAAGAGTTAGGTGATATAACAATAGATCAAGATATTCTAGAGTTTATTATGAAATCTGAATATCCATTTATTGGTAAGAGATATAAATCTATATTACAATTAGACCTATATACTTTTAAAAATTTAGAGCCTAGTAATAGTTTAGTATGCGATAGTAATCTAAACGTACGTGCTGCCAATGATTTAGATTTACGAGTAAATAGTCGAGTACGCTTTGCAATTGTTACTGACTTAACAATGTTAGATAGAGCCGCTATAGATAGATTAAGATTATATCCTAAAGCTTTTCTTAAGATAATTATTGCTATAAATGAAATACTGCGTAATCTACCTGGCATTACTTCTCTTGGTTTAAATAGACGTATCACTGCCGCAGACTTTAATATACTTTATAGGTACTTAACTGGATTATCTTTTAATCCTGGTAATGGTATATTTGGTAAGCCTAGTGATTTTTTAAAAGATTTACGTGGACCTAGCTTAGAGTATTTAAGAGCTAATCAACAATCGACTAAAACTGTAGCAATTACATATGTAGTTGCTAGCGCAAATAAAGCGAGATAAAAATGGCTATTGCAAAGGCTAAACCAGTAGTAAATAAAGTAAAACCTAATCTACCTAAAGTAGAACCAACGGAGTATAAAGGCGTAATAACAGATGATGCTTATACTCCGCTAACATCTACTATATCTTACGTAGACGGTTCTTCTTATACAGTAGATTATTATAGTCAGGTAGTTGCTAATCACAATGATCTAAAAGAATTAGATAATGGTCAAAGTAGTGTATATCAGCAATATTCAAAAATAACTAGACTTGAATTAATGGTAACTGCTCCATTATCATCTACTGAAGATTCAGAAACTAGTACTACTTTAGTGACTGGTGAAGCTAACGTATATCCTCCTTTAGTTCCAAACATAGGAGATATGTTTGTTGCTGATATAGGTGATGGTTTTGATGGTATCTTTACTATTAAAGAAGTAAGCAGAAAGACCTTTAATAGAGATTCAGTATTTACTATTTCTTATGCATTAACCGCTAATATTACTAAAGATAGTGAAAGATATAAAGATTTAGAAAGTAAAGTAATTAAGACAGTTTACTTTTATAAAGATTTCTTAGCAGCTAATAAAAATCCTAACATAGTTAGTGAAGACTATAAAAATATAGCTAATCTAAATATACTTTATGACGAAGTATGTCAGTATTTCTTTAATGCTTTTTTTAATACCGAGTATAATACATTGATTATACCTGGTCAAAAATTTGCAGCTTATGATAGTTTAGTTGTAGAATTTATAATGAAGGTAGTGTCTACTTTTGATGCTAAAGAAATTAGATCTACACGTGTACTAAATTTAGATAAAGATCCTAATTTAGGACAAGATACATTATGGACAGCTTTAATAAATAGAAATATAGATATACTAAGACATGCTAATAAAAAGATGGGTTTAGTTACGTATAGATTATTTAGTGGCAACCCAATGCTAAATGGATTTAGATTCAGTGGTATACAGTTTACTACCTATCCATTAGTTCCAGATCAGAGTCTTCGTAGTAGCTCCAATTATAATGAAGTTGTATTAAATCCTTTTTATACAGAAGGTTTTATATACGTAGATTATCCTGAGACTGTGTTAAAATATGTATCTTACGATAATTTAAAAGAAGTACCAACTACTACTGGTGACTTATCTCAGATATTAACTGATGTATATATAGATGATAATGTAACGACACCAATAATAAAAGATGTGTTGGTAGATGACTACTATGTATTCTCTAGTGCATTTTATAAAGGTGACGCGCCATTAAGTTTATTAGAAATAATTACAATGGATTATTTAAAAGGTAATGTAGTAAATCCTACTAGATTATATTCTGTAGTTAAAAACTTTAGACAATGGGGTAGATTAGAACAGTTCTATTACTTACCTATTATAATCCTTTTAATAAAAGCCGCAATAGGCTAAAACTGCTGAGGTTAATATGATAGACACGACAGCTAAAATATGGGATTACTTTTATAAGATACGAGTACCTAATATAGAGTCCATGAGTGTGGACTATATTAAAATATTTGGTACTCCTACCGTAGGAGATAAAGCTATAGATAAAGAATTAACCTCACAATGGTTTACTACTATGGCTACAATCAGTACTATGGTAGATTATTATAAAAACGGCATTAACATTAAGATAGTAAATTACAAGGACATTAAAGATATTTACGACGCTATTAATGCACATTTACTGGGCTGGAAGAAAAGATTAGAGCAAGGAATCAACGTAGGTAATGCGCCTATAGATGACTTGATAGCAATGGATGAGTTTGCTAACTTAGTGTATGTACATGCTAGACATGAATTTACACGCGATATAGTAGATTCATTATTAGCTCAGAAAATGTCTAGTCTAGTAAATATTAGTAAAGATGGTTTTTTTAATAGAAATATTTTATCTACACAACTAAGCGATACTTCATCTGGCATAATTACGATTAATAAAGCTGATGAAGAAGAACTACCTGAGCGTGAATCTATATCAGGATTATTAACTAGTAGGGTATTTGGTGGTAGAAGATGGACATAACTAAAACAATACTTTGGGCTGAAGTAAACAGAATAATACAACAACCAGCTCCATTAGTTTTATATAGGTATACGGCTTTAGTACATACGGTCAATAAAGACTTGACTACCATGAAAGTATTGAACGTAGATTATATTCGAGACTATGCTAATAATATTGGTGATGTAAACCACATAGTAGTAATAATGTCTGTCGGTGAATATATTCACAACGTATATCCATACAGAAATAATTTAGAGCTTACTTTAGTTAGAGAGCCTTTAAATTCAACGGTAGGTAGTAACGTTGCTAATAATCCAGTAAATATGGAAAGATATAAGGCAGTATTCTTACCTGAGGAGAATCCTAGTCTTTCTGGTATATCTGCTGGCTTAACTAATAAAACATCGCAAGACTTAGCTGCTATAATAGAAATTAAATTTCAATTAATAAATAGAGATTTAGAACCATTAAGAATTAAAACTATGGGCGGTACGTTTAATAATATCGCTGCTGATAAATTAATATATGGTATTATGGCTGGTGAATCATTAAAAATATTAGTCGATGGTAAGCCCGTAATAGATGCTGTAGATGTAGTAAAGCCAGATAACTTAGAAGTAAAGAAACATGTGATTATACCACATGGTACATTACTTCATTCAGTTCCTACTTTTATACAACATAAAATGGGTGGAGTATATAACTCTGATATAGGCACATACTTACAAGTCTATAAAGAAAAAAGAACGTGGTTTGTTTATCCGCTCTTTAATACTGATAGATTTAAAAGCAATTCTCCTAAGATTATTTTTTATAATATTCCTAAAGAAAGATATACTGGAATAGAAAAAACTTTTAGAGTAGCAGGAGATACTACTTATGTAATTGCTACTAGCGATGTATCTTATCACGATGATGCTGAGAATAGTCATTTAAATTCTGGTGTGGGTTTTAAATTAACAGATGCTAAAGCAATGATGGCTAAACCTGTCACAATGACCGCTGAAGGACCTGTAGGTGCTAGGGCTAATCTGAATACAGAAGTAGCATTAAAAGCTAGAGCAGATACTTTAAACTATGCTCCTAATGCTAGTGATGGTATATCGAGTAATCCTTTTGTTGAGTATTCTAAAGTTCAGCAAAAAAATGGCTCACTAATTAATATTACTTGGGAACATTCCGATGGTTCTATTATTTACCCAGGACAACCTTGTAAATTAGTGTTATTAGAGAATGGTTTCTTAAATGAATTAGAAGGAGTAGTAGTATACAATCATTTAGTGATACAGTTAAATGGTTCAGGCATATTCGCTAGCCAACATAAGACTACTTCATTATTAACTTTGTTCTTAAAGAAAACAGTTTCATATCAAACTTTTTAAATGGAAAATAAAATGTTTAAAATATTTAAAAAAATAAAATCATATTTAGTAAATGAGCCAGTGCTAGTTGGTTATGGTATAACGGTTCCAGGTGCTAAAAATATAGTACTCAAAAATGAACCTAACTACTATGATGTTGATGGTATTAATTTCTTTACTGTAAATCCTACAGCAGGTGTATTTGAATTAACAAAAATCATAACTGACAGCAAAGGTGTTAAAAAGTATGAGATTACTAGCTTAGCTGATAACTATAAATTCATCGTTGGTCATAGAGTATTTGAAAGATTGTTTGATAAATTAGAAACTAGATCATTTTCCACAATTAAGGATAAGTAAATGACTTATGACGAGTATGTAAATGATTTACTAAATACTAAGATAAAAGAAACTAATAATGTTACTTTAGATTTTAGTCAGTTAGTAAAAAGTGATCCAATTAGTATTGATCCTACTATAAATAGATCAAATACAGTAATAACATTATTACCTCTATCTGGTGGAATTTATGATAATAGTACTAATATTTATTACAATAGAACTTCTTTTAAAGATGCGTTAACTACTGACTTAGATATACTGTCTACGCTCGATGTAATGCTATCAGACTTAATGCCTAGTCTAACTAATGCATTAGGTATAACTGTCTATCCAGAAGACTATATAGATACGCCTATACCGCATTATGATCCAGCTAATCCATTAGCTAAGAGAGAAGTTACTGTAGTAGCAAATTCTTTATCTTATTTGTACTATGGTAGTTACACTATTAGTTTAAATCCTAAACCGCCTATCATTGATAATTCTGAAGATAATTTATTAATTCAGATAGATTATGTAGTGCCTGCAAAATCATTAATTTTAATGACTAATGATGTTATTAATAATGATTTTTATTTCTTAATAAATACTAGAAACATTACAACTTTTATTTTAAATAAAATAGTAAAGATGAATAGTTCTTCATTTAGACTATTTGGTTCTTTTTCTTTAGATGTGAGTTATGATTTAGGAAACACTTACTCTACAATAACAGTTAGTAATTTGTTAATAGATATTACTGGGTATGTATTGTCTAGTGATGATTTACTTTTTGTTGGTGTTAATACATCTAAAGAATATATTTTAACTAAAAGCAAATTAGTTACTTTAGATAATACAGGTACTATAATTACTAGTTATAATTTAGATGGCAGTCTAAATAATACAATGACTCTTCTTGACTGTGTTGCTGAATTTATTAGACCTGGTTTAGATGACTATTTTTATATAGTAACAAAACCTTATAATGCATCTGTACCTTATAACAGTAATAATCAAGGCTTTTTTAAAATTACACGTTATAATTCTGACATCAGTGTAGATATTGGTTTTACTAGAGTATACATTGGAAATTCTATTCCTACTACTGCACCATTTACTGCGTTAGATTTAAAAGCACTTAGTGATGGTGGTTTTTATTTATTAGTTAAACCAGTACAAGGTATAAATATAACAGGTAGCACTCCTTTAGTAAATGGTGAATATTTAAATGGTGTAGGTGAATTATTATCAGCTGCTGATACTAGTATGAATTATACTGCATCTTGGAATCCATGTATTAAGTTCTTAGATGACGGTATTATTGATAATAATTTTAATTCAGTAATTAGTAATATTAGTAGTGATACAGTATTCGTTAATACTAGTTCTGTTGATTTAGAACCAGGTGAATACATTTCTGCTATTGATAGTTATTCCGATGTCTCATACTTAACTTATAGTGTTAGACCAGTTAGTAGTTTCTTAGGAAATAATATTATTTCATTTGATTTTATTGGTAAATATAAAACGTTAAGTGGTGCTCAATATATTGACTTACCTTTACCTTTAGATTCATATGCTGTAAAATTAAGAAACTTAAATAATTTTAGCACTGTGTCGTTTGGTGATTTTAGTTTACCAGTAAATAATAATTTATATTACGGTAGTAGTAGTAATATGTTAATAAAAAATAATGCTGGTGGTAGTATTGATAAAGTGTTATTTAAATCTAATAATTATTTATTTGGTTGTAGTATTAAAGATGTTATAGTTATTTAAAAGTATATACATAGACTAGAGTAAAATCTAGTCTATGTATATTTTTTACTGTGTTAGTTAATACATTGTACACAAGTACGCATTACTTTATTTTAATAGAAAAAAGGAAGAACACATGAAAAATGCATTAGTTATTGATAAAAGTTTTTTAGATTCATTTGGTATTAAAGGAACTGATTTATTCATTTTAGAAGATAAATCAAAAAGCTTCTATGAACAGAACTTTCGTTTAGTTGATCGCGCTATTTGCGAAACAGATGACAGTACTTTACAAATTATTCCATATGTAGTATTAAGCAAACCAAGCCCTCTTACAGGTGAAAAAGAAGTATACATGTATCGTCGCGGTAAAGCTGGTGATGAAAATCGCCTACATGCTAAATTCTCAATTGGTCTTGGTGGACACATTGAAACAATGCCAGCTGAAGGTGAATCAATTATTGAATTTATGATTGATGATGCATTCCGTGAATTGGAAGAAGAAATAGGTTTAACGTTTACTAGTGAAATTAAAGCACAAACTAAAACTAATTATGGTGCTTATCTTAACTCATATGGACTAACCTTAATCTACAATAATAGTGATGATGTTGGTAAAGTACATCTTGGTGTTATTTTTGATTTTGCTGTTGATTCTAGTTTTGATTTAGCATCACTGAAGAAAGAAGAAAATGTAATTGAGCTAGGTGAGTTTATTACATTGAGTGATTTAAAAGCACAATATGAAACTGGTGAAATTGATTTAGAAGAATGGAGTAAAGGTGTAGTTTCATATCTTGATAATTCTTCTAATTTAATTAAATCAATGCAAGCTAGTCTTAATAAATTATTAACTGCTTTTAATGATCCGTCTACAGATCTTAATAAAAAGTTATTCCTTTCTGGTAACTTTAGTAGTTTTGTAAATGCAGTAACTGGCGTAGAACAACAAGAAACTTTACCTGTTGCTGGTGATGAAGTAATGGCAGGTGATGAAATAATGCCTGAAGATACATATTAATTTTTATTTATAAAGATAAATAAAATATCACAGTGTTAATAAAATAATACCCCATAGTTACAAATTTTACTAATAAAAGTGTGAATGTTTAGTAAAATTTGTAACTATATGTTCACACTTTTAAAGGAGTTTTAAAATGATTAAAATTGATAATGTAGAATATACGGAATTTAATGATGAAGCTATAGCTGCAGCAGCTATAGCTAAAGAAATAGTATATTTTGATTTACCAATGGTAGAATCATTACCAGAATCACCTCTAGCTGAAGAAATAGTATATATTGGTTTACCATTAATTACAGTACTACCAGAATCACCTCTAGCTAAAACAATAGAATGCGGTGATTTACCTTTAGTAGAATCATTACCAAATACTCCATTAGTCGAATGCGTTTGGTATGTTAATTTACCAAAGGTTACAGTATTACCAGAATCACCTCTAGCTAAAAAAATAAAGTACGCTAATCTACCATTGGTAGAGTCATTACCAGAATCACCACTAGTTGAAAAAATAGAGTATATTTGTTTACCATTGGTAAAAATATTACCAAATACTCCTTTAGTTGAAAATATATGGTATCAAAATTTACCAAATGTTAAAGTATTACCAGAAACACCACTAGTTAAAAAGGTATGGTATCAAAATTTACCTCTGGTTACATTATTACCACCAATGCCTTTAGTTAAAGAAACTTTGTATAAAGATTTACCATTGTTAAATATTTATTAGAAATTATAAATAGAGTAGCTAACACTACTCTATTTTTTTGATTGTATTTTTTTTATTGGACGCTACACAAGCTTAATATTAATACCACATACACTAGGAAATTAATCCTAGTGTATGTAGTATGTTTTACGTTATAATAAATTCTACATGGTATGAGTATTTTATTACTCTCTACAGGAGATTATTTTATGGCTAACAATGTAACAGATATAACTGATTTAGAAAATCAAATAAAAGATTTAATAGTCACCGAATTTAATACTCAACTTAATTATTCATTTACTTCAGATTATTTTAATATTAAATATATCCCAGGTAAAATTGATTCGGATTGTGCTTTTGAATTAGACACGGTTAGAACGGATGATTACTTAAATATCACTGTTTATGTTCAATTCGGTTTTAACCAAGGTTTTAATAAATTTGTATTATCACATAGAACAAATTATAGTTTAAATTTAAATGACATGTGCTTTATAGTTAATTTAACTTTATCGCAAGATATGAACCCATCTTTGTATAAGAAGGTTAGTGACACAGTCTTTAAACAAACCGTTTTAGCTACCATACAAGATAAATTACTTTTTGAAGATGGTGGAAGAATATTAGCAGAAGATGGTAGTTATTTACTTAATTAATTTAGGAGATTTAAATGGATCGCAAATTATCACAATTACCACAGATATCAACTATTACTGGTCAAGAACAAATACCAGTAATATCTAACGGTGCAAACTATACAATCACTCTTGCTAACTTACAATCAGTAAGTAACAATAAGGTATTGTTAGGTATTGACCAAATTAATAACACTAGTGATGCTAATAAACAAGTAAGCATTGCTCAACAAGCTGCTCTTGATAGCAAAGCTGATCAAGTTACAGTTGATGCTTTATCTACAGCAATTACAGCTAAAGCTGATCAAACAGCGGTAGATTTAGCTTTAGCTTCTAAAGCTAATGCATCAAATGTTGTTAATTCGTTAGCTACTAAAGCTGATCAAGTTACAGTTGATGCTTTATCTACAGCAATTACAGCTAAAGCTGATCAAGTTACTGTTGGTGCTTTATCTGTTATTGTAGGTACTAAAGCAGATCAGGTTGATATGTCAGCAGCACAAAGTGCTATTGATACTATTAATACTACTTTACCTACTTTAGCTTTATCTAGCGATGTAACAGCTGCTGTATCTGGTTTAGCTACACAAGCTTCTGTATCATCATTACAGGCCGTAGTATCTGCTAAAGCAGATACTAGTTACGTAGATACTGGTTTATCTGCTAAAGCAGATACTAGTTACGTAGATACTGGTTTATCTGCTAAAGCAGATACTAGTTACGTAGATACTGGTTTATCTGCTAAAGCAGATCAAACAGATTTGACAGCATTATCTAATACTGTAGCTAATTTGCCAACTACAGGTAGTACTGCTGGTTTAGCAACTCAGGCTGCTTTAGATGCTTTACAAACCACTGTAGCTGCATTACCTACAACCAGTAGTTTAAATGCTTATGCTTTATCTACGGATTTAGCTATTACGCAGACAGCAGTTAATACTATTAACGCAACACTACCAACCTTAGCAGTATCTGAAGATGTTAATACTGCCATAGCTTTAAAAGCAGATCAAACAGATTTATTAGCTTTATCAAACACAGTAGATAACTTACCTACAATGGGAAGTATTTCTGGCTTAGCACTTCAAAGTGATTTACTAACTGAAGTAACTAGAGCAGTAAGTGTTGAAGCTACTAAAGCGGATATTACTTATGTCGATTCATCAATATTATCTGTTAGTGCTTCAGTATCTACTGATCTTAGTGATGAAGTAACTGCTAGAACCAGTGCTGATGCTTTACTTGTTCCTAAAACAACTACTGTCAACGGTAAAGCTTTATCTGGTAATGTTACTTTAGATGCTGCTGATATAGCAGGTGTATTAACTACAAATGCAAATACATTTAATGGTCCTCAGTCATTTACTGAAGTAGATAAAGGTACAGTAACTACGGGCACTGTTACATTTGCTGCTGATACAGCTAACGTACAAAAGCTTACAGTTGGTGGTGCACTTACTTTAGCATTTAGTGGTTTTGCTGCTGCTGGTATATATAGTGATTTATTAATAGAGTTAGTTAATGGTGGTTCCGCTGCTATTACAATGCCCGCTGGTATAATCTGGCAACTGCCTAGTACTGGCGCTGCCGCTGCTTCATTCTCAGCATACCTAACAGCTATTGGCCGTACATCTTTACAATCAACTGGTACTGACTTTTTATATTTCATGTCTACTGATGGTGGTGTTACTGTTTATGGTAAATTACTATAAAGGAATAATCTATGTTTTTAAGACACCTAACACATAATGCATTAGGTGTAGTTAGTGCCACACCAGCAGCTATCTTTGCTGGTGGTGATGCTTCAACTACTTATATTGATAAATATGCTTACGCAACAGATTCAGTAACAAATCCTACTGTACTAACACAGGCTAGATATGCATTAACTGGTACTGGTAATTCTACGGTTGGAATATTTGCACGCGGGTATAATACAAGCTTAAGTGATAAATATACCTATGCTGGAGATACTTGTGTAAGTGCATCCGCACTAGCTAGTTATGAAAATAGAGTGGGATTCAGTAGTAGTACTATTGGTTTCTTTAGTGGTGGTCAAACAGACAGTGGAATCTATCAAGATTTTACTGATAAATATACATACGCTAGTAATGCCGTTAGTAATGGTACTATTCTTGGTTATGCCACCGCTTATGAAGTAGCTACTGGTAATCCTACTTATGGTTTAATAGTTGGTGGATTTGGTGCTAGTAATGCAGTTTATGCGGCTACTAAAAAATATGCATTTAGTGATGAAACTGTATCTAGTGGTACAAATTTAGGAATAGCTAAGTTTGGTGGCGCAGCTGTAACTGATGGCACTATTGCTATAATTACTGGCGGTGTAGATAATACATTTACATTAAATAGTTATAGTGATAAATATACTTATGCTGGCGACGTAGTTACAGCAGCCACTGCATTAATTGATGCCATGTGTTATTATGCGGGAGCAAGTAATAAGACAGTGGGTATATTTGGTGGTGGTGAAACTATAATAAATAATTCTGGTACAAGTATTAACAGAACTGAAAAATATACTTTTAGTGGGGATACTGTAACGCCAGGCACTGCTTTAGGTATGGCGCGTAATCTACTAGGCGCTGTTTCATCTAGTCCCGGTTATTTATAAAAAATAGTAACTATGCCATTTATAAAAATATTTAGCATAGTTATTTAACTTTTATTTTTAAAGGATATCTTTATGTTAATCAACACATCTACACAAGCATTAGTAAGTGAATTAGATTTTAAAAATACATTTCCAAATGTATGTTTTCCAGAAGTTATGGATGATACTTTTTTAGCTGATTATGGTTATGCTAATTTAAACTATGTATCATCTCCACCTAACACGACTACTCAGAAATATGTAGAAAGTATTCCATCTTTAATAAATGGCGTTTGGTCTACTACATGGGTAGCTACTAATTTTACACCTGAAGAATTAGCTGCACAATTAGTTAATACAAAGGTAGATTATGCTCACCAAGTGCAAAAGAGTTTAGATGACTTTGCAGCCACTGCTGATTTTGATGGTATTAATTCAGCAGCAGGATATGCTAATTCAGTGTTGTCAGATAACCCAACATCTACAGAGATCGCTATTAAAAATAAAGGTATCTATGCTAATATGGTTAGATTACAAACTTGGGCAGCATTAAGTGATTTAAAAGCAGCAGTAGCTGCGGGTACCACTCCAGCGCCAGCAAGTATTGCAGATGTATTTGCAGCACTTCCTGTGTTAGCGTGGCCTGCTTAATATTTTTTTAATTAAAGAGGTTTATCATAGTGAGTCAAATAACTATAAAGTTTACAAAGAATAACTTTAGTATTGTATCCTATTTTGTTAGATGGGTATTGCCTCGTAGTCGATTCAGCCTCGCCTTATCTTCTCACTGTTATATTTATGCAGGAGATAAGGTTTATCAAGCAGTACCTTTTAAAGGTGTCTGCTGTGGTGATGAGAAGTCTATGGTAGGTAATGACAAGATAGTAAAATTAATTACTTACGACGTACCTAATTTGCAAGCAGGTATTGATTTCTTAACTGAGCAATTAGGTAAAGGTTATGATTATAAAGGTGTTATCGGCTTAGGTTTAGGCACAACTCGGGATTGGGGAGATGATAATTCCTGGTTCTGTTATGAACTAGCTGCGGGTGCTCTTAAAGGTGCAGGGTTGGATGTATTTAATGATTTACATTTAATAACGGAAACACCATTAATGGCAATTAAATAAATGTTTTTAAAATTAGGAAGATATTATGGGTAAGATCCTATCCGGTTATAGTTTCGCAGACCAAGCACCAGCTTTAAAAAAAGGATTATTGGGTAAAACCATACTAACTCCTAATGCTTTTAAACTTATATATACTGTACCTAATTATGTAACTTTCGTAAATTGCAATATTTGTTTACTAAATACAAATGAAACTTCATCAGCAAAAATAAACATAGCAATAAGTACTGGTAACATGCCTACCTTAGTAGACTATGTTGAAAAGAATATAAAAGTATCTTCAGACGATGTTTACTTACGCGATAATATAAAACTTACAACTAATGAAAAAGTTTTTATAATGAGTGACGTTGATGGTGTTGTAATAAGGTTGGAGGGTTATGAGGAAACGGTGATATGAGTCAAGGAAACGTAACTCATAGAATCGTAACAACACCTAATTCTAATATATCTGGTAATGGTACAGTAAATATAACAAGCGCTATTGATGGAACTAATATAGATCCGGCAGCATTAAATCAGATAATCACCGATACTATTAATGCCGTCAATACTGAGACTGTTGCAGAAATTACTGCTGCAGTGCAAACTCAGTTAAATACTACCCCACAAGCAACAATAATAAATAATACAACAAATAATTTTATATTTGGACAACCAGTATATAGTTTAGCAGGTGCTAGTGTTGATTTAGCAGTAGCGACTAATATTGATAAAAAAGATTTAATTGGTATTATATCTTCTAATTCTATCCTAAGCGGAGGTGGTTTAGGTAATATATTATTTTCAGGTAAGCTAACTGGTACTACTCAACAGTGGGATGCTGTTACTAGTATGGTTGGTGGTTTAGTTCCTAATAAAAAATATTTTTTAGATATTAATACCGGACTATTAACTATAAATGTACCTACTGATATAGGTCAGTTTATATGTCAGGTTGGTAGAGCTATTTCAACAACAGAGCTTATCATTAAAATTGAACAACCAATTACAATATAGAAAGAGGTAAAATAACATGGCAATTAAAAAACCCTTAGTCATAGATTCAACAGGTGCATTTCAACTATTGCAGACTGGTGACTTTATTGATATTACAATGGGTGGTACTGGTGCTGTAGACACTGCTACAGCACGTACTAACTTAGGATTAGGTATCGGCGTAGCTGTTCAAGCTTGGGGTGCGTCACTAGACGCTATACAAGCTTTAAACACTACTGGTTACTTAGTACGTACTGGTGTAAATACTTATGCTGCTCGTAACCTAATACAACCTGCTGCTGGTATTACTATTACTAACTCTGATGGTATTGCTGGAGATCCTACTTTTAGTTTGAATAGTGACTTAGCTGCATTAGAAGGTTTATCTGGAACTGGTATTGCTGTGCGTAGCGCTTCTAATACATGGGTACAGCGTTCTTTAACAGCGTCTGCACGTGTTACTATTACTAACCCAGATGGCGTAGCAGGTAACCCTACATTTGACTTAGCTACAGTAACAAATGGCGGTGGCGGCACATTACAAAAAACAACACAAGATGCTTATGGTCGTGTTACAAATAGTTCTGCTGTTGTTGCTGGAGATTTAACTCCATTATTAAATTCAGTATATCTGTCGCTATCCGGCGGAACAATGACAGGTAACATTACGTTATTTGCTGATCCTACGCAAGCTTTACACCCAGTTACAAAACAATATGCCGACGCTATTGCTGCTGGCTTAGTACCTAAACCATCAGTTAAATATTTAGCATCTACTAATATTAATATAGCTAACCCAGGTACATCTACTTTTGATGGTGTCGTAGCTTCAGCTGGTGACCGTATTTTATTAACTGGTCAAACTAATGCTGCTCAGAACGGCCCTTATATATTTAATGGTTCTTCGGCTGCATTAACTTTACCTACTGATTGGAATAATAGTGCTGAGATAGTTGCTGGTGCTACTTTCTATGTTACTAATGGTGCGAGCTTTAGTAATTCTACTTGGAGTTTAACTACGTCAGGTCCTTATACTTTAGGTACTACTAACTTAGCATTTACACAGACTAATGGTTTAGGTGATGTTACTGTTGGTAATGGTTTAACTAAAACAGGTAATCAATTATCATTAAATACTACAGCTAGATTTAGTTATAACGCAGGTTCTTTAGACTTAGCTACTGGTATAGTTACAGCTGGTACATACACAAAGCTAACAGTAGATACTTATGGTAGAGTTACTGCTGGTACTACTGCTACTCCTTCTGATATTGGTGCACAACCAGTATCTCCAGAACTCACAGGTTTAGCTGCTGTAGCTACTAATGGCACGATTACACGTACTGCTGCTGGAACATATGTTGCACGTACTTTAGTTGCTCCTAGTGCTGGTATATCAATTACTAATCCAGACGGTGTTGCAGGTAATCCTACGTTTGGTTTAACTGGTGACTTAGCTGCTATATTAGCTTTAGCAGGTACTGGCTTTGCTGTTAGAACTGCTGCTAATACATGGGCTCAACGTACTCTAGCTGTACAACCTAGATTGACTATTACTAATCCAGATGGCGTAGCTGGTAATCCAACTTTAGATTTAGCTTCAGGTATTGTAGCTCCTGGTACTTATCAATCAGTAACTGTAGACACATATGGCCGTGTTACTGCTGGTTCTACATCTACTGCTAATGCTGCATCATTAACTAACGGTGAAGCTGGTTCAGTTAATCCTGGTGCTCCGGTATATATATCCGGCGGTAATACATTTAAGATGGGTATAGCTAATGCCGCAGCACAATCATTAATAACTGGATTAAATACTGCCGCTGTTGCGTCTGGTGCTGTTGGTATTATTAAGACAGCTGACTTATTAACACAAACTACTGCTCAATGGGATACTGTTACTGGACAAAGTGGTGGTTTAACTGTAGGTGCTATTTATTTTGTAAATAATACTACGGCTGGTATGTTAACTTCTACTGTACCTTCATCTGGTTATATTGCGTCAGTTGGTGAAGCTATTAGTTCTACTACTATGTTGATACGTATTACACCTAGAATACAATTATAATTAATTAGTACACCCTAATTTATTTAGGGTGTACATTTTTTGATATGAGGGAATAATGACTTCAATCACACCTTTAAAATTAAATACATTAGGTCTAGTACAAAATGCTCAGTCTGGTGATGTTATTCCATTAGCATTTGGTGGAGTAGGTAAAAAATCTCGTGGTAGTGTTTCACAAGTGTCAGGTACGACTGTTATAGCTGTTGGTAGTACAGCTCCTTTAGTTACTGCTGGTACACAATTAAGCTCTTTAACAGTTACGCCTGATGTAGTTGGATCTAATATGTCAATTGAGTTTGCTTGTTTTGTTGACAATAGTACTACTACTGCTAAAATGACTGTAGCAGTATTTAAAAATTCAACATTAATAGGCTATTCTACAGTAGGTGTTGGTAGTTCTGTAGCAATTATAATAGATGATACTACGACATCTCTAAGTTCAATTACTTATTCTGTTAGAGTAGGTGCTACTGCTGGTACTTGGTATGTGAATAGGAGCGCAGCTGGTAATATGGGTGGTGTAAATAAATCTAGTTTTAGTGTTACGGAGGAAATTTAAATGAATTATTTAGATTGTATTAGTGCGAACTACCCTACCGTAATGGTGGATTGTTATGGTGATACATTTAACTACAATGATTTAAATTGGTTAGGTGGTGATCCATTACCATTACAGGCTGACCTAGATGCTATTATTTTTATGCAATTAGTAAATGATAAGTTAAGTGAATTAAGTGCAGCATGTCAAGCAGATATTATGGCTGGATTTGTTAGTAGCGCTTTAGGTTCTCCTAACATGTATGATAGCACTGAGGTAGACCAGCTTAATTTAATTGGTGCAGTATCAGCTACAGCACCTACACCATCTGCACCTAGTGGTTATTCAAACGTTTATGCTGTTAGGCCAGTTGTAAATGGTGTAATACAACCTAAGACTTATATAGTGCATAGTTATGGTCAATTTAGACAAGTGCTAGCTGATGGTTCTGCTTATAAGTCTACTAAGCTTTTAGCATTTAATACTAAGCGTAATTATTTATTAACACTTACAACGGTAGCAGATGTCGATGCAGTTACTTGGTTATCTACTCCATGATAAATAGTTCTTTTAAGGAATTAAAATGTTTTTATGTGGATTCTAATTAAATATTAATTATTTACTATCCTTATCTATTATGTGTAATCTAACTTATTTAAAAAGGATAGTAAAATGAATTCATCAAATAATAGAAAAAACCATAATTTTCAAATAGCTTATTTTATCGCAGGTGCCTGTCATACACCAGATGCTGCCTATGCTATTCTTTGTGATTTACATGAAGAACGTGATAATTCTATTAAAATGTTTGAAGCTTCTAAACTACGTGAAAAAGCTCAACGTATTAAAGCTCAACGATTAATTGATAGTAGTGATGAAGTAGATCAATTAGAAGGTCAAGCAGATATCGTCGAGATAGATGCCATGGCTTTAACTGTTCAAAAAAATATTGATGCAGCTATTGCAGAGCGCACTTTCATTGAAGAGTGTATGGTTAAGTTAGAACCACTACGTAAATTTAAAGACTTATCTTTACCAGAAGCTCATGAAGCAGCACAACAGGAAGAATGGTTATTAGAGTTAATTACCAGAGCTGAAAATTATATGATTAGTCAAGGCTCAATACCTGCTGACCATTTTGGTACTATGCGTATGCATCCTGAATATGCTACGCGTATTATACCAGCAATAGCTACTTTAGAAAGTCTAATAAATCAATCTAGAAGTGGTGATCAAAAATTAGGTATTCAGGCAGCTACTGAATTAGTAAAAATAACTATTAGTAAACAATTTCAATTGCCAGACCTAAATTTATTATTAGGTAATAATAATGAGAGTAAACTTTTATTAGAAAATAGTTAATATTAATACAGAGGTAAATAAATGGCAAATATGAAAGATATGTTTCAAATGGTTGGTACAGGTTTACTTAAGAAAAAAGTAAAAGTTTCTGTAGATACTGATGCATTTAAAAATGTCAATATCTTAGCTAAAATTGCTGAAGGTAAAACAATTGTACGTAAAATATTATCAGATACTGCTCTAGCTAATGGATTTGATAATATAGATACTGCGTGTGGTTATGCTGGTTATGCTAATAGATATCAAAAACTTAGTATGCAGTTTACTGCATGGCGTGGCGCTATGTGGGCATATTTTGAAGATTATGAAGATGAAGTTGTTGCTGGTACTAAACCCATTCCAGACAATATCACAGATGTAATTAATCAAGCTCCTACATTTGATAGTTTTGTAGTTAGTTAAATATTTAGTGACTAGCTTCGGCTAGTCACTAAATACTGTATATATAATGTTTAACTAGTAATCTTTTGATAATGAGTATTGATGTTATTAAACATAAATAATGAAGGGCTGGTATGAGTACAACAATATACAGATATGGGCTAGACCCTACAGGTTTGAATCCTGATAATTTAGTCTTTGGAGAAGTAGCTACTCTATCTACTAATCAAATTAGAGGTGTAGCACCTCAGTATGGCGCTTTTTTTACAGAATCTTTACAAGTCTACGACGCGCAAACAAATAATATTTTAACACGTGGTACTGATTATCAGTGTGTGGAATTATTACAAGATGCTACATTGTTATATGGTAAAGAAATATGCACAGTAATACTAATACTGAATCAAACTGTATCTCCTACAGTTAGAATTAATTATCAGGTATTAGGTGGATATTATCAGAATGATGCTACTGGTATAATAAATCTATACGAGACAGTAATGATGGATCAGCGTCCAGTAGACTGGATGAGTATTTTAAACAAACCTTTAGAATATAACCCATCTTTACATAATCATTTATTATCTGATGTATATGGTTTCCAATCTGTAGTCACTGCTTTAGAACGTGTTCGTAATGCTATTATTCTTACAGACGTTCCTGCATTTGAAGCTTTATCAGATTGGGTAGTTACAGAAATACAAGAGTATGCTATTAAAAGATTTAAACTAATACCTAGTAGTGATTTTTTATCTAGCGGCTCTAGTATTGATGTAACTATAGATGCTACTAACTTAATTGGTGATAATACTTATTATTGGGCAATAGACCACATAGATACTACTGATGCTGACTTTTTAATATTAAATGCACCTGTATTAATTAAAAAGAATACAGCTACATTTAAAGTAAAGACAGTATTCGATGCAGCTATATTAACTAACAAAACATTTACTATATCTCTGCGTAAAGGTTCACCAACTGGATTTATGGTAGCCACGACAGATATTATATCCTTAGGTAAATATGGTGCTAATGATATTGCTGATTTATTAAATACATGTTGTGTATTTAAACCAGGTTTAAATATTAATTCTGCAAGTTACTTTATTATCGAATCCAACAAAACATAGGAGTTTTACACATGCCACGTTATTTAAGTTCAGAATCTACTAGTACTAATGGAACAAGTTCAGGTACTGGTAGTTCTTCAATTACGCCAGTTTCATTAGGTGGTACTGGTGCTAATACTGCTACCAGTGCTTTATTAAATTTAGGCGCTACTACTTTTGGTATACAAATATTAAGCTCTGTAGATGCCGCTGCTGTAAATACATTATTGGGTAATACTGGGTCAAGTGGTACTACATCTACTAGTTATGCTTCTCAAACAGATTTAAACACAGAAATTAATAATCGTATCAGTGGCGATAATGCTTTAAATGCATCTTTAACTACTGTATCTACTATTGCTAATGCCGCTCTACCTAGCGCAGTGTATACTGCTGCTGATGTATTTGCTAAAGTAAAATCTTTAGATGGTAGTGGTTCTGGTTTAGATGCAGATACAGTTAGAGGTTTTATTCCTGTGCAACAAGGTACTGGCGTTGGTCAATTACCAAACGTAGTAAAAGTAGGTTGGGATGGTACACAATTAAAAGTTACTGTAGATGCTACAGACCTTGGTGGAATTGCTCTTAAATCAGATTTAACTAAAGTAATTAATCCATCTAAAATTACTTATCTTTCTGAATCAGGTCATAACGTTATGGCTATGGTGATGGATGGTAAATTATATACTAGTGCTGGTAATTCAACAGCTTATGATAGTACTACTACTGGCAGACATGCTAATGCTGATGGTTATGATACTGGTTATGGTGTTAATAATTTTGCTGAAGTAAATATACCTAACACCAGTGGTATTAAAAAAGTAGGTGGTTTCCATAGAGGTGTAGCATATGCGCTAATGAATGATGGATCACTTTATACTTGGGGTTATAATAATAACGGTGAATGTGGTTTAGGCCATACTAACGTAGTACCACTACCTACATTAGCAGCAGTGGGTGTAGTCGATGCTTATAAACAACCTGTTGGTGGTGGATTTGATATTACTACTAATTTCTTTGTTATATTAAAAAATGATGGTTATTTATACGGCACCGGTTATAACGGTAATGGGCAATTAGGTTTAGGTGATACTACTAATAGAACATCATTTACTTTAATGTCGTGGGTGGGTACTAATCCTAAAAATGTATTTGTATTAGGCAATTATCTCGGGTGCTTAGTAGTATTAACTAGCGATGGTAGAATTAAAGTAGCCGGTTATAATAGTTATGGTCAATTAGGTAATGGTAATAATTCTAGTCAGTTAACTGGATTAGATGTTACTAATGCGTGGGCTGGTGTAGCTAGTGGTGTGTTATCTGTTAAAGCTAGTGGTGGATTTGGTTATTATGATACTGTCGCTAATTATTCATCTACTTTGGTAATGATGATTACTTTACCTAATAGTACTAACATTGTTAAAGCATCTGGATGTAATACATGGGGTGGCTTAGGTAATGGTGGCACTACTAATACTAATATACCAGTATCTGTATTAAATTCTACTAATGTAGTAGATATTGCATGTTTCGGTGGTGGCCCTGTTACTTGCCAAATGTTAAAATCTGATGGTACATTATGGGCGTGGGGACATAATAGTTATGGTCAAGTTGGTAATGGTAATATTAATAATACACCTACACCAATACAAGTATTATCTAACGTGGCTACATTATTATCAAATGGTAGTAATAGTCATACGTGGTCATATAGAACACAGGCCTTCGTTATATTGACTGATGGTAGTTTATGGGTTACTGGTTATAATAATGAAGGTTACTGTGGTACTGGTAAAATGTATGACGTAACTGTTGGTAGTGGAACAATTGGAAATACTACATTCCATAGAGTACTATTACCTTTAGATGAAACTGCAGTTATGATGGGGCATTCATGTCAATCAGGTAATGGTCGTATATTGCTATGCTTAACTGCTAAAGGTAACCTATATGGTTGGGGTTACAATGGTTACAATGCATTGATTGGTGAAAGCAATAGAAGTTGTAACATACCACAAGTCTTTAATTTACCACGGAGAAATACATGATCTATATTAGAGTTAGTTCAGATAATAGTGTTACTTTAGCTGGTGAAGTAGCTGATGATAATATGTTAGCTAATGGTTATTTTCCTTATAATGGGGATATACCACAAGTTACTAAAACATATGAGCAATTAGTATTTTCAAACAATGTAGTAACTATAGTAGAAGATGCTAATCTTAAAGCCATTAGCGATTACAATGATAGAAAAGTAGCAATGAACACAGGTAGTAATTATAGCTTAAATGGTAATGATTACTTAGTTAGTTTTACTAGTGATGATGCTAATGGCTTAATGCAATATTCTTTAGCTACTCAACATGGCGTAACTAATACAGTACTGAAGTTTAGTAATGGTACTACAATGCCAATTACTGATACTGATTTACCTGCATTCGGTGCTTGGTTTGTTACTCAACGTAATAACTTTTTCTTAATGGATTCTATCACTAAGCCTGGAATGGATTTAACACCTTTAGTAGATCCTAGTGTAGTTAATTAAACTTATATCTACTACGATATATTCAGTTATATCGTAGTAGATATTTTTAAAGGATTCTTGTATGTCAAGAGTATGGGATTATTGGTATTCCATATTTAATGCTGCTAAAACAGGTACAGGTATAACGCCTACTCTCGATGCTATGATAGCCGGCTTACCACCTTCACCATAATTTTTATTAAGGAAATATTTATATGTCTAGATATTTAAGTAATCCACCCATACCAGTTAATGCTGCTACAGTGGACCAACTAAACACAGAAATAACAAATCGTACTAATGCAGACGCCGCACTACAGAGTGATTTATCTGCCATTGGTACTACTGTAGTAAGTACTTTAAACAATAAAGCTGGTGCATTAAATTTAGTATCTGGTTCAGGTGTATCTATTAGTTATCCAGATGCTACTAGCATCATGATTAGCGCTGCTGGTAGTTCTGGTGGCGGTACTACTAATAGAGCTGAATTTATAAATAGTACAAATCCAGTAAAAACATTTAATTACGTGGTTGGTTATCTAGACGTATATAAAAATGGTATACTGTTAGATACTACTGACTATGTAGCTACCAACGGTACTAGCTTTACATTGAATGTAAGTCCATCTTTAACTGATATTATATTTGCTAATTGCGTAACTGCTGCTGCTGGTGCTGTAGGTCCACAAGGCCCTACAGGTGCTACTGGAGCAACAGGTCCACAAGGTGCTATTGGTGCTACAGGTCCTCAAGGTGCTACAGGAGCTACTGGCTCTCAAGGTCCAGCAGGTGTAGATGGTACTAGTGCTGCTACTACTTATGATGCTATTGGGTCCTCATATATTAATTCTACTGGTTATGCATTAACTGTTAATTCATTATATACTAATATACCTTCTCAGCCATTTGTTAATAATGGTATATCATTACCAGCTGGTACTTGGAGGTGTATGGGTAGCGTTATTGCTTCAGCTGTTGCTAACAACTGCTGCGGTAATCAATCAACTTCATATACTTATATTAACTTATTTGTACGCGTGGCTTAATTATTTTATAAAGGAAAATAGTAATGAATATTCAATCAGCACATTCGCCAGCATATATAAATGCCGAAAGTACTTTTATTAGTCTAGTAGTAAAGTTTGAAGAGTTTCCTACTGAGATTCCATTTGGCGCTAGTCCAAACGATGTCGAGCCTCATGGCGTAACTCTATTTAATAATGCTGTAGCTGGAATGTATGGCGATATAGCTGCATATGTACCACCACCTCCTCCACCAGCACCAGCTCCTCAACCTACTACTAGTGGATTAACATCTGTATGAGTACAACATTAATAGCACCTAAATTTACTTTTAGTATTAATGGAGCTACTATAAATACTTTCCATGCTAATTTAGGTGAAGGCTTACCTAAACATGAACATGCTTATGCACATGCTACGCAGTGTCATAATGGTAGTATTATAGTACGCAAAGAAAATAATACTTATACTTTAAATAAAGACTCACAACCTATTCTTTTAAAAGAAAATGAATGGCATGAGATTGAAGCTTTAGAAGATAATACAGTATTCTGCAATGTATTCGGAGAAGGTTTGTATTAATTTAAGGAGATATACAAAATTAAATTCATTACTACTAGGTCAATGACCTAGTAGTAATGTTTTATATCTTTATTTAAAATATTTGATTTCATTTATTTTTCAACCATATATAACTTTAATGAACGTTACTGTACAATTTCTTTATTTATATTAGGAGATTCAAAATGATTAAGATTGATAATGTAGAATATAGTGAATTTAATGATGAGGCTATAGCTGCTGCAGCTATAGCTAAGGACATTCGGTATATTGATTTACCTCTGGTAACTAAGTTACCAGAAACACCTCTAGCTGAAAAAGTGTCGTATGTTAGCCTACCACTAGTAGAATCATTACCATCCACACCCTTAGCTAAAAAAATAGAGTACGTTAATTTACCAAAGGTAAAAGTATTACCAGATACTCCTTTAGCTAATATAGTATATTGCGTTAATTTACAATTAGTTAAAGTATTACCAGATACTCCTTTAGCTAAAGAAATAATGTATTTTGATATACCAGTGGTTAACATATTACCAAACACACCTTTAGCTGAAAAGGTTTGGTATAAAGATTTACCTCTGGTAACTAAACTACCAGATACTCCTTTAGCTAAAAAGGTATGGTATCGTAATTTACCATTAGTTAAACATTGATTAGGAATTGTAAATAGAAGCGTGAAAAGGATTAACTAATTAAAAATAGGGATTGATTTCCCTATTTTTTTAACCCCAATCATTTGAAGTATTATTTTTTTTTAAGGAGATTCAAATGAGGTATCAAATATTTAATATAGAAGCAGACCGATTATCATTTTTTAGCTGTGACTATGAAGTTGATTCTTTTTATTGTTGTTAATGTAATATAACTTAGGAGTTTTAAATGAATAAATATCGCTTTCGTAACATCTATATGTTTGTTGGTACATTATTAGTTATTGCTTTATGGGTAGCTACTGACCCTGATTTTGGTTTAATTAAGCAATTAGAGTTTGGTGCTAGTACTGTAGCAATGATTCTTTTTTTATCAAAGACTGTTATCTATACGGCTATTCTGCATATGTCTAGAAAAGCTTTAATGGATTATCCAGAAGCTGATTTACAAGTATTAATAAAGAAAGCTCTAGAGAGTTCTAATGGTGCTGGGTTAGCAGTTATTGGCTTTGGTCTAATAATGGTAGCTATTTCAATTCTAGTATTCGCGGCAGTATCTAGCTAATGTTTAATTGGAAAATTATAGTTATTATTAGTTTGTTTTTATATACACTTCTGTCTTTAATTAATGTTAGAGATGCAAAAGCAGTAGATGTAAAGACATATATACCAGCTAAAGCAATACCATTATTACCAGTAGTAGTTAAGGAACAAAAATTATATTTTAGTGAATTACCTACTCCTTGGTATCTAGGTGGTTTAATTGAACAAGAATCTTGTATTAGTTTAACTAATTCTAGATGCTGGAGTCCTACCTCTCAATTAAAGACTAGTCGAGAATTTGGCGCAGGTTTAGGACAACTCACGGTCTCTTATGCTGCTAATGGTACTGTGCGTGGTGATAACTTAGCTGATTTAAGACGAAGACATTATGCTGAATTAAAAGAAATGTCTTGGTCAAATATAATACAGAGACCAGACTTACAAATTAGATCTATCATTTTAATGACTAGAGATAATTATAAAACACTCTATAATGTATCTGATACAGCAGAAAGAATTAACTTTGCTGATGCAGCTTATAATGGCGGTATGGGTGGTTTAAATAAAGATAGACGTTTATGTGGGCTAACTAGAAATTGTAATCCACAAATATGGTTTAAGAATGTGGAAGTTACCTGTTCTAAAAGTAAGAAAGTAATCTATGGAAATAGAAGCGCCTGCGATATAAATAGAACCCACGTATCGAGTGTAAGATATTTAAGAATGAATAAATATGAAAAATACTTTAATTAATAAAGGATAATATATAATGCCGGAAGGAACTAAAGTATCTAAATGTGTGGAAGCAGTAATGAAGACAGGTAGAACTAAACCAGAAGCAATTAAAATTTGTCAAACTTCTACCAAAACTTCATATGCTACTGGCAAGCTACCAAAAGAAGTAACATCAAATAAACATTTAAAATTTAACGATTAAGTAAGGAAAGTATTATTATGAATGATATAGTTTTAGAAGAAATAGATCCAACAATAATTGATAGTTTAGATTATGATGATGAATTAAACCAGATATCTAATAATAACGATTTAATTAATAATGATATTGATAGTATATCTACAGATACTGAAAATAACTTAATAGCTATAGAAAATTTATATGAAGTTTATATAAATGGCACTAATAATAATTCATTAACTATATCTAAAGAAGATATACAAGGTGATTTACGTATATTAAGTATGAATGGAGTTATTACTAATAGTGTAAAATCTTTTGAAGATAATTCTATTGAAGTAATAAGTACAGAAGAATTAGGTGAAGTAATTTTTGGTGCTATAAAGTCTGTAGGTAGTTCTTTAGGTAATGTTATTAAGAAAATGGTAGATAACTCACAAGCCAATTATGTATTCATTCAATTTCAGAATAGAAAATCTGCTAGATTACGCATTCGCTTAAATGAATTAAAGTCATATAAATCTAAAGCTAGTTTTAATGTACGAGTTACTAAAAACTGTAGAGTTGGATCTGAAGGTAAAGCAGTTACTGGTAAAGATGAATATTTAAAAGAACTTAAAACAGCAAGTAATTTTTCAACAGGATTATTACGATTAACTGGTAAGTTTACTAAAGATGATTTTCTTAGTTCTATAAAAACTTTATTATCACCTGTTACTGGATATAATGATAACTTTGTAAAAATGTTTAAGTCTTTAGAACATTTAATTTTAGGTTCTATTAAACTACCTTCTGTTAAGAAGATTAATTCTACACCAGAAAATAATTTTTATGTATCTGATGTATTATTAGGTTTAAGTAGTTTAGAAATAGATACGCCTTTAAACGGTAGTTATAAATTAGATAATATTGATAGTTTAAAACAACAGTATGAAAATTTTTATATGACTGTAGTACGTAAAGATAAATTTGGTTTACCAATATTTTCAGACCATGTTTTATTTAAAGATGTTGATATAGATTATTTAATTAAAATATTAGATACTGTAGATGATACTATTGCCGCTAGTAGAGAATATAATACCTTAATTACGCATTTATCTAGATATGGTGCACACGATATATTTGCTGATGCTATCCTAAGTATACCTTTTTTAGCTGATCTGTTAATTAAATATTTATTAGCAAGCTATAGATTAATGTTACGCTCATCAATTATTATTTATAATACATCAGCTTCATCATTTAACTTTAGTCGTGGTAATACAGCCAAGGCTTTAAATATAGTGGAGCAGGGTATTAGAAATATTGAGTTAGTAGTTAAATCAAAATAAATATTATTATTTTTTATTTTAATGCACAAAGGAATAGCTGAACGTGCATAATAAATAGAGGGTGTAGTGCCCTCTATTTAGTTGTTTCTAAATAAATATAACCATATATAACTACTATGAATATACTACAGAAATGTATTATATTTTTATCAGTAAATCAATGTAACCCAGGTATTAATAGTGTATCAAGCAATGGAAGTAACCCAATTAAAGATAGTGTATCTGAAGAAATAAGTAACCCAAAAAATAATAGTGTATCAAAAAGGGCTAAGTAAACCATTGGAAATTAGTGCATCATTCAAGAAGAGTAAACCAGAATCAAAAAATGTATCAACCAAGAGAAGTAAACCATTTTAAAATAGTGTATCAAATCTAAAAAGTAAACCAACAGCTTTAAATGTATCAGAAAATTTAAGTAAACCAAAACTGTCTAATGTATCACCCAGGCAAAGTAAACCAAGTTTTATTAGTGTATCAAACAAAGAAAGTAACCCAATAATCACTAATGTATCACGGAAACGTAGTAACCCAATGATCCAAAGTATAAAAAATAGAGACTGTAATGGTCTCTATTTTTTTTATATTCTATTAATATTTAGTCATATATAACTACTATGATGTTAATACAATTTTGTATTGAGTCTATTATAGGAGTAGTAAAATGGAATTAATTAACTCACTTATTCGCACTATGGTTCGTGGTACTTATGACTTGCAAAAGTTACGTATACAAACTGGTAACCGCGTAACCGCTATCTTCAAAGTGAAGGTAGGTTTAGAAACTAACGGCATGACTGAAGAACAGCTGGATAAAGAGAGTAAGAAATTACTAGCCAAGCTTCGCAAATCTTACCAGCGCATAACTGATGGTATCATTGAAGAAAACTTCAGTGAAGAAACGGGTATTGTGTCTGGTAAATTACCTTCAATGAAAAAGTTTAAAGGTGATGATCTAATTACTGAGTATGGTGAACTTATCTTAGTTGACAACTACATGAAGATTCTTGAAAATGAAGAATCCCAGTTTAATCAGTTAGGTAATGCTTTAAAAGGTGTTCCTATCTATGATAAGTTCCTAGCAAATATTGAGGGCATTGGTCCACAGATGGCTGGTGTGATTATATCTGAAATAGATATAGCGGCAGCAGAATATTCATCTAGTCTGTGGAAGTATGCTGGATTAGATGCTGTGGAAATTGGTCATTACACCGATGAATTAGGTAAAGAACATGTCATACCAGGTTGGGAAGTTGCGCAGTTTAAATCAAATCCAGAAAACCTTGGTAAAGTAATGTTAGCACATGATCGTTATCCAGTTGCATTTAGTAGTGTCGGTCGTTCACGTAAAGAATGGTGTCTTGAAAAAGTGGAGTATAAATCTAAAGACGGTGAGATGGCAGTGCGTAACTCTATAACCTTCAATCCATTCTTAAAGACAAAGCTAGTTGGTGTATTGGGTGGTAGCTTTTTACGGACCGGTGTTACTAAGGTAGATGGTGTAAAGTTAGGAGCTGGTAAGCGGTTAGAGATGGCTACTACATTAGGTTTTGAATATGATTCTGATTCTAATAATAAGATTGATTATGAAGTAACATCTTTCTTAAAGAGTCGTGGTTACGCTGTTGAAACTGAGTATAGTAAATATGGTCAGATTTATTATGACTATAAACATCGTTTAAATAACAGCCCTAGACACGATGAAAAGACTGACTTACATAAACACAACATGGCAATACGCTACATGATCAAACGCTTCTTAGTTGACCTGTATGCTGTATGGCGTGCCTTAGAAGGTTTACCAGTGGCTGACGAATACTCAGTTGCAAAACTTGGTATGGTTCACGGTATAGCATCTGTTGATAAAGGTAAAAAAGTAGCATAAGTAATTAAGTTATATTAGACTGGCTTACACCAGTCTAATATATTTTTTTTAATGTGGGTCATATTTTTATGTAGTCATATATAACTATATTGGTAAGATGAGTTGGGTAAATATGCAACCTAATAAATTAAAGAAAGGTAAAAGATAAAGGAGTAGTAATAATGGATAAGAAAAATTGTAAAGAATTATCTACTTGTGATTGGTGTAAAAGTACTAATGTAGAAGTTACTCCACACCGTGATTTTGAAGAAGGTAGTTCTGGTGTGTTATATGATGTTTGTGATAAATGTATTAAAGCTGAAAATGATAGAGTAGAGTTAGAATTAGCTGAATATGATAATAATGATTAATTAAAGGATAATTTTAAAATGGATGCTTATGAAAAAGTTATTAAACAAACTGCATTGGAACTTAAAAATAAACGAAAGTTAAATTATATTCCATCAAACTTAGAAACAATTTTATCTAATGCTGACATAGATACTTTATTTAATGAAATAAAATATAGATTTAATCCACCAGTAGATGTAACTGATTATAAAGGCAAAATGTCACAAACTGAATTAGATTTATTCTTAATGCAAAATAAATTAAATACAGATATCATTGATTTATTATTATTACATTATAAGAAAATTGGTGGATTATAATATTTATTAAAGGAAAGTTTATATGAATTACGACATGTGTATAATTGTAGCTGGTAGTCGTAACTACGATGACTATGCTACATTTAGTGGTTATATTAGTAGAATGATTGAAAGAAATAAAGATAAGAAAATATTATTTATTTCTGGTGCTGCTAAAACTGGTGCTGATAGGTTAATTATTAATTACTGTAAAGAGCATAACTTACCATGTAAAGAATATCCAGCTGATTGGGATAACTTAGGTAAAGGTGCAGGGTATGCGCGCAATGTTGAAATGAGTAAAGTAGCGACTCATTTAATAGCATTCTGGGATGGTAAATCTAAAGGCACTGAGCACATGATAGATTTAGCAATAAAGAGGAGAACTTCTTACTATGTAGTAAAAATTTAGGAAATTAAATATGAATGAAACATTTAATGCAATAACAGTTATTATAGTAACGATATTATTATTTTCATTAGTAGTATTAAATCTTTATATTGAATTAAGTGAAAATTTTAAACACTTCAATAGCACATACTACAGTAATAAACGTCTTAGACGTATATCGTTCAGGATATTAATGCTAATAGTTATTACGTGTTATGCATGGATATTATTTTACATTACACCGAATGTATTTTATTTTATTGTTGATGAATTTAAAGTTATTTTCTAAATAAAGGATTTAGTAAATGAAAGAAAGAATATTAGCACCTGCAGTTAAATTTAGTGAAAACATATTTCTTTAGAAAGTAAATCATGGATATATTAAATGCATTATCAGTTTGGTCTATGTATGCCGGTATTGGTTTAGCTCTATGTTATGCTTTTCTAATGGGTTCTGCATCAGTATTTATTGGTTTAGATTATTTTATTAAATTTATTAAAAGTAAATTAAAAGGATAAAATTATGTATAAACACAAAGTAGTAGATGCTATTAGAGTAATTGTTTCTGGCTTTAATTCTGGTACTAATATTACTACGCCATTAGCTTTTGATTTATTTGCAACTAAAATATATGAAGCTGAAAATAGAAATATGAGTTGGGTTAATATGCAACCTAATAAATTAAAGAAAGGTAAAAGATAAATGCTTAAAATAGCAATGACTGAAGAATATAAATATCTTAAATATCGTATAAAATATTTAGAAAAAACCAGTGAAGAGTTAACTAAAGAAGTTTCAGATTTACGTAATCTATTAAATAATCCACAAATAAATGATGATGTGTCATTTGATTTTAAAGCTATCAAATGTGTTTCAATAGAATATTTATCTCCTGATACTAAAAATCCTATACCACGTACTATTATTACTGCATTAATAAATAATAATACTTTTGATTTTACTTTTTATGTTAGTAAAGATAAACATAAAGAATTGGTTAGACAATTTGAATTAAATAAATTAAATAAGTAAAGGTTCGATATGAAGAAAATTGAAATGCCTAGTATTTTTACTGAAGTCATGGTTAAAGTGAAGTAATATTATTTTAAAAGGAGTAGTGTATGAGAAATTATTTAGACTTAATGATTAAGTGTCGTGATGAAGGTATTGATATATTTAATAGCAGAACAAATATCACGTGTAGAACATTAATAGGCGCTCAAGTAGAGTTTGATTTATCTAGTGGTTTGTTCCCAGCTGTAACTACTAAGAAATTAGCCTTTAAAGGTGTCAAGGGTGAGCTATTAGGATTCTTTCGAGGATATACTAGTGCTGCTGATTTCAGAGCCTTAGGATGCAATGTATGGAACCAGAACGCTAATGAAACTCCTGCATGGTTAGATAATCCTTTCCGTAAAGGTGAAGATGATCTAGGTCCTATTTATGGTAAACAGTGGACTGAGTGGGATAACTATTATGAGGTATCTGGTGAAGATGAAGATACAGCTATTCATCTAGAGGAATATGGATATATATTGGCTGCTAGAAAAATTGATCCTTTTCTAGCTAATAAAGACGTTCTTATTTATAAGAAAACAATCAACCAACTAGAAGTAGCTCTACGTACTATTATTACTAATCCTAGTGATCGTCGTATTATTGTTACTGGTTGGAATCCTGGTGATATTGATAAAGTAGCTTTACCAGCTTGTCATATGGACTATCGTTTTATTCCAGCTAACGGTATATTGAATGTCGTAATGACCATCCGTTAACCTTGAGCGGCTTTTAGCAGTAATGCTAATTGAAAAACTTTTCTAAAACGGGAAACTCTCTAAGAGACAATCCGTTGCTAAATAAGTAAATAATAGTAATATTTAAATGGTAGTCCTAATAGTATGTCTATAATTTATTAGGAGTGCGGTATGAGTATTATTGGTGCTTATGTTTTAACTGACACGTACACTGGTCAGTTTTATATTGGTAGTTCAGTGGATATTAATAATAGGTTTAATGAACATATACAGACACTCAATAGAAATGCTCACCAGAATTTAAATTTACAAAATCTTTGGAATACGGGAAGATGTAATTTAGAGCTAGGGATATTTCCAACAGAAACAAGAGAAGCTGCTTATAGTCTTGAACAAGAATTAATTATTAATAATAAAGATTCACCCTCATTATTAAATATTGGTTTAGGAGTTTATGGTGGTGATAATATTACTTTGCATCCAAACAGAGAAAATATTATAAACCAAATGAAAGATACCTTAGCTGATACAATAACTAAGCTAACGCAAGAAGAAAGAATTTTAATATATGGTCGAAAAGGTTCTAACAATGGAATGTATGGTAAAACACACACTCCCGAAGTTAAGAAACGTTTATCAGAAGCACGTACTGGTAAGAAGCATACTACTACCTGGACATTAACTGATGAACAACGAACTAAAATTTCTGAACAAGCGAAACTTAGAGTAGGTGAATTAAATCCATTTTACGGTAAACAACATACTCCTGAAACAAAGAAGAAATTATCAGATGCTATTAAAGCAAAAAATATGATACCTACTAATGCCAGGAAAGTAAAGATTGATAATGTTGTTTATAATTCTGTAACAGATGCAAGTAGAAATTTAAATGTTTCTCCAGCATTAATAATTTACAGAATTACTAGTATTAAAGAAAAATATAAAAACTACTCTTATTTACTTTAAAAGCCCAACGACTATCGAAACCACTCTGTAAAGAGATAAGGGAGTAGAGTAGGATCAAGTGATCCGAAAAGAAAAGAATCTTAGAAATTAAGATTGTGATATAGTCTGATCTATATGGCGACATATAGCTGTTCTAGTACTCACCATACTAGGCGGAGATAGTCTAACGAACTATTTTGAACACCCATGTCATGGGATCTCTTTTTAGGGGCTCCATTTAACATAGCTAGCACTGCTTTGTTCTTAGAGATTATGTGTCGGTTATCTGGTCTTACTGCTGGTAAGGTAATTATACAAGCAGCTAATGCTCACCTATATAGCAATCACTTTGAAGCATTAGAAGAACAGTTAACACGTCAATTACACGTGCCACCTACATTACTCTTATCTGATAATATTAAACCTATTACAGACTTGAGTGAAATTGAAGGTGTATTTACACGTATCAACCCAGAAGATATTTCATTAGTAAATTATTCTTCAGGCGATACTATAAAAGCTCCAATGGCGGCTTAATAAATTATAGAGACTGGGTAATTCCAGTCTCTATTTTTTTTGAATAAATAATCAAACATATATAACTACTATGAAACTAATACTTTAATGTATTAATCATTTTAATTTTTATAGGAGTTTTATTATGTCATCGCCAGAGAAACAAACATTACGTAATTTATCAATTGCTGAAGATGTTTTAGTGTTTGAATCATATCAAGACGTATCTGTAAAATATGGTTTAACTGTTACTAGAGTACAGGCTATAACAAAGAGAATATTTAGATCATATTTACGTATTTATTATAAAGAATACTATAATGATAAACACACCTTATTTAAATATATAATTTTAAATAAACAATTATTACTAGATGAAATACAAAGAGAGAGAATTGACTATAATACTAACTTAGTATCTACAGTTAGTTCTGTTAGTTATGCTTCTGGTAAAAGAGTAGAGATGGGTGATGAAATACCTGTCTATGTTAGGATTGAGGATACACTTACTTGGAATGACATACCTGTGGGTATAGAATTTAAAAACCTAAGTGCAATTAGATTGGGTATGTTAATGGCTTCATTAGGACCTATATCTAAACCACCATCTAAGGACATATCAATATTCTTTAAAGAAATTGTTAATAAGCTTATTGAAGAAAAAATACCTGATGGTTTTATTAAAGAATTTTCAATAAATGGAAGTAATTTTATATTAACAAAAGTTTAATTTTAAAAGGAAAAGTAAATGAGTAATAATGTCAAAGATATCCGCGATTACATGTATAGAGAAATTAGTCATAAAGTTACTATTGATCTACTAACACACACAGGTAAACAAGAATTTAAAATTGTGAATGACGCAATAATAATATTTGTTTGTAGTATTCTTTCTAAAAATGGTTTTCATGTAAATGACGACAGTATGAATAAGCATAATTTATTAGATGGATTAATAAAAGATGATAAAAAAGTTATTGAAGATATATTAAATGAAATGTTACTTGAATTAAAAAATGTTTATGGTGATATTGATATTGAAATATATAAAGGTATTCTGGATATTTATAATATTAAATATGAAGAAGATGTAGACACTACCGAGGATATTGCTGCCGCGATTACATTAACGCCTACGATGAGACTTCGCATGGTTAAGTTAATTACTGGTAATGGATTTGATCCAGCTATTCCAAGTACTAAGTTACAACAAGCTTTTTTATCTTTAAATGGTAATATACAATGGCAAGATATTGAAGTAGTAGAAATGTGTGGCTCACAGTTCTATAGTAAAGATCCTCAGTAATTTTTATTTTAAAGTATGTGTGATTATTAAATACTTTTAATATACACTGGATAATTCCAGTGTATATTTTTTTATTAAATATTTACTAGGTGTGGTAAGTATATGAAAAGGAGTATAACTAAATGAATAATGTTTCTAATAATATTGTGTTTGTTTGGGAGCTAGGTAATTATAACGGTCACTTAGTTAAGGATATAGCTTTAGCTATTTCTTTAAGAAATGAAGGACATAATGTAACCTTTATAGTGGATCATAAAAAATTAGATATTGCTGCTAAATTATTGACTCCTAATAAATTTGAATTTATATTAGGACCAACTGAACCTTTACCTACCGTTTATCTTAATAGACAGTTAAACTATTCTTGTATTCTTTTAAGTCTTGGTTGGGGTAATAATCTAGAGTTATTAAAATATACTAATAGATGGTGTAATATAACTGAATCATTAAAACCAGACATTATAATAGCCGATCATTCTCCAATAGCTATATTAGTTAGTTTTATTACTCGCATAAAGATTGTTTTATTTGGCACAGGATTTGAAATACCACCACTAGTATATCCAATGCCTAGTATTAGACATGATTTAGATATAGATATTAAACAGTTAGAATATTGTGATAATGCTTTAATTAAATCTATTAACTATGTTTTAACTAGTAGACATGCTAGTGAAATTTCTAATATCTCTAACTTATTTAATCGTAAGAGTTTACTAACCACTATTAAAGAATTAGATCATTATTCAGTTAGAACTAATGGCGAATATATAGGTTCTATTAATACTGTACTACCTATCAGCAATACAAATATTAATTTTTCAAATAATGGTAAACAAAAAATACTTGTATATATACAAAAAGAATATTTTAATATAGTTCTTAAAGTAGCTCTAGAAGAGTATGATGCGATTTGTGTTATTCCTAATATTGATTCAGATATTATTTGCACTTATAGTACTGATAGTTTTAAAATATCTGATAAATTAATAAACATAGATAATTTAAAAGATGAAGATTATATACTCATTTCTCACTCTAGTCACGGTATTGTAGAAAAGACTTTACTGCAAGGTAAAGTACAAATAACTATACCGACGCATCCTGAACAACGAATGTTATCTAATATCATTGAATCATCTAAATTTGGAATATGTATTAAAAATAGATCTTCTGTTGATGTTATTAAAGAAGCTATAAATAACCTAATAAATGATCCAGTTTATAAACTCAATGTAACTGAACTAGCATCTAAATATAAAGATATTAATCCAGTTAAATCAGCCACCACTTATGTATTAAAGCAATTAAAATAAAGGAGTAATAATGTCTTATGAAATAGTAATAGTTAAGATAAATGATTATCCTACTGCTCAATATATAGGTAGAGGTTCACCACTAGGAAATCCTTACCCTATTAAACCAGGTATGAGTAGAAACACTGTTTGCGATATGTATGAAAAATACTTTTATGAAAATATAAAAGCTAATTGTATTTTTTATCAAGAATTAAAAAGATTACATGAAGTAGGTAAGAAAGAAGGCATTTTAAGATTAGGTTGTTTTTGTTCACCTAATAGATGCCATGGTGAAACAATTAAAAACTACTTAGATACAAATAAAATTTTATTTGATGAATTATTTTAAGGATTAATAATGAAAGTAGTTAAGAATATTCATTTTGAACCAACATTAGGTGGTAAAGTTAATGTTGAATATTTACTAGAGATACTAAATGAATTAAATACAGAATATGATAAAAGTCTATTACAATTATTGTGTAGTGGGTGGTGGTTAACTTTTGAGTCTAGTAATAAAATTACTGAGTTAGATAATGTTAATGTATACCATTTATTTACTTTGATTAGAAGACTTCTACTTACTAGACTAAATAGACTTAATTTAATTAATATAGATTACCTACAGCAGAATGGTATAGAAGTTGTTATCTTAACAAATAGCATAATGGGTGGTGCTAAAGGTTATATTAAATTAAAAGATTTTAATATACCTATAAACATGAGTATTATTGAAATAATAAATAAGGAAGATAAAAATGATAACAGGTGATAATAAGCAAGCTACTACATGCGTTCAAATTAATTTAAAAGCTATGCGTGTAGAGCTTGAAGGATTAAATAACAAGGAAGATATGACTTTAAATAAATATAAAGTAGTTCAGATGTTAGGTATGGTTGAAGCTATGGAAAATATTATTAAAGACGGTATTACAAAATGAGTATAATGTCTGATATAGAAATTTCTCAAAGATGTAATTTGACTTATGCCTCACCAATGATTCATCCATTTTCAGATGAATCTATAAATAAAGATATAGATGGTAGACGTATATTGTCATATGGTTTAAGTTCGTACGGTTATGATGTTAGCTTACAAGATGAATTTAAAATCTTTACCAACATTAACAGTGTCGTGATTGATCCATTGGAATTTTCTGAAGATGCTTTGGTTCCACATAAAGGTGAATTTTGTATCATACCGCCTAACAGTTACATACTAGGTGTAACTAAAGAAGTATTTAATATACCTAGAGATGTGATGGTACTGTGTGTAGGTAAATCTACATTGGCTAGATGTGGTGCTATTATTAATGTGACGCCTATTGAACCAGGTTTTAAAGGTAATGTTGTAATTGAGATAGCTAACTCAACTCCTTTACCCATGAAGATACACGCTAATATGGGTATAGCACAATTCTTATTTTTTAAAGCTGACGTACCTTGTGACGTTACTTATGATGAGCGTGGTGGCAAGTATCAAAATCAAAATTCACTTCAATTAGCTAAGGTTTAATATTTATATCAGTCAAAGCACAATATTGTTATGGGTACCTTATTAACATAACTATATTTGAGAATTTTAAAATGATAATAAAGAAGAGAGTTGCTACTAATTCATGTTTAAACACATCACCTAGAGATAATATTAGTACTAAACCTAGAGAACCTATGAGGTCTACTAAAGAAATAGCAACTTTATTTGGATTTACTAGAGGTAGTAGCTTATGGAACTTAGTATCGCTTGGTAAATTCCCAGAACCTGATTTTGTTGTAGATAGGATGTCAAAAAATTCTACTAAAGCTTTTTGGAAACTTAGCGTAGTTGAAGCTGAATTAAAAAAGAGAAAGGATAAAGAAAATGACAACTCATGAAATTTTAAATATATTAATTATAATTACTGGGATTGGCTCTATACATTTTTTCTTTATGTTATTTAGTGCTATTTTATATACTTGCTTAAATTTACATGAAGAAAATAATTTACCTACATTGAGTTTTATTAACTGTGGTAAAGATTTATCAGCTATTCCTGTATTAAATATATTATTTACTTTTTATATAGTATATATTTTATTAAAACGAAAGACATAGTACATGAGAGATTATTTAAAATTATTAGGAAAGATACACGAATCTAGTAAGTTATGTATTTTTGGACACATGCTTACTTTTAATTTAGAAGAAGGCTTTCCAATACTTAATAAAGAATTAATAAATACAGATACTTTAATTGAAGAACTGTTGTGGTTTATTAAAGGTAATTCTTATTTAAAAGATGAGATGGCTTTTAGTGAGAAGTATAGTTCTGTCAAATCTACGGATATAGTAGACTTAGTTGAGCGTAAAAAGTTTATATCTGACGACGTTAATAATGATGTTGCTTATAAAATAAAAGTAAAGATGATTAGTGATATTAGTAGAGTTATACTAAATAGCACAGGACCATCCTATCCATCTATTTGGAGAAATGTACCATTCAGTAGATTTTTACCAGATATGCCAGTATTAACCGATGATAGAATTGCTACTGATAAGTTAGTAAAGATAGATTTAGATTACACAGTCTTACAAAGCAGCGGCGCTACTAAAGAAGATGGTAGTGAAATAACCTATGAAGAATTTAAACATCATTCTTCGTACAATAAAATAGACCAATTACAAAATTTAATATATGGATTAAATAATAGTAAGTTTGATAGTAGTCACGTAATAACATCCTGGATTCCAGAAAATATACCTTTTAATGAATTAAGTCCTATTGATAATATTTTATTAGGTAAATCTGGTGAATCACCTAGACAAACTATGCAGCATTATTTTGTTAATTCTTATAAAGATGGAAAACGGGTATTATCTTTAAAAGTAGATTTCTTAGAGACTAATGCTTTATTATATTTACCGTATGATGTTGCTATGTTTGCATTATTATTAAATATGGTGGCGCAAGTAGTTGATATGGTTCCTGGTGATCTAATTATATCTTTAGGGAAGACATATATAAATGTCGACGATACAGTAACTATTAATATCGCTAATATGTCTCACGACTATTTATATAAATTATCTTTAAATAAAGACATTAAAGATATATATAGTTTTACTAAAAAAGATATTGTAATAAGTAAATGATTCTAGATAATTTCAGCGCTATATAACTATATTGATATCAGTACACTCTTGTATTAATATTTAATATATTTAAAGGAGATTCATAATGAATGCAGAAGTTAAATTATCTTTAGTTACGCGCGTTATCTACGATAATAGTAATTTAGATTCAGTTATCGCCGCCTCGTATCTAAAAAAAGTACTTGGTAAAAATACACAGTTCTTAACACTTTCTTTTAATCCAGATGTAAATTATACATACCCAGTTATGTTTCGCTATATAGTTTTGGGTGTTGAGTTATCTAAAGACTTAAAAAAGAAACTGGATGATAACGAAGTAACGGTTTGTATGGCTGGTCAGATTAATGATGGGACGGAATATGACGAAATCAAAACTGAGTCTAGTCTACTAGAGCAAGTTGTAAAATTATACCCACCTGCAATAGAAGGGTATTTGAAAGCTTTAGAAGGCACTGAGGTTCGTACTTTAAATCGTCTTAGTCATTTGTTATCTATGTTTTCTACCCGTAGATTAGATTTAACAATAGCAGATCAATCACTATTATTTGCTAACGATGTGCGCGCACGTGCATTTTTAAATGATGAATACGCGCCGCAAGATTTTGAATTTATTAATTGTCCAGCTATTGATTCTTTATCTGCTGAAGGTAAAGATAAATTTTCTTTTAATACTGATTTAGAAATTAATTATAAAGAATATTTAAAATATTTGAAACGTGAAATAAAAAGCAAGTATTCATGTGTCAACTATACGCTAGATGGTATAAGTGTAAAAGCTTTTACAATTAATGCTAGACAAATTGACATGCCCTGGATTATGAACATGGCAATGCATGTATTCAGCAATATTGTGATGTATGAGATCATCAATAGTGTTGTTATTAGTACGGTTGTATCGGGTGATAAAATACCTGAAAAGAGCTTTAACAATCTTCTCAGTGAAAAAGTGCAGCCTAGTAATATGGTTGTGCTGGCTTAAAGTAAAAGCTCCGCAAGGCCGAATGGATTAGGCACCATCCTTCTAAGATGGCATTTGAATGTTCGAATCATTCTGCGGAGACCAATAAAATTAATACTCACCTACTTAGGTGAGTATTTTTTTACGTGTATGTGATATTTATTTTAATTAACCTAACATAATTATGTGTTAGTAAATATTAAATTTAAATGGGATGAAAAATGTCTAGTAAAAAACGTTTTGAAGAGAACTTTGCTGAAGATAATAGAAAGCCTAAAAATAAAGTAAAGTTAAAAAATAAAAATCGTTACGAAGATGAATTTAATAGAGGTTCTGTTAAAAAAATTAACCTTAAGGAATTAAAAAATGCCAATTATGACTAAAGTGGAATTATTATCTGCCTTGTCTGTTTTAAGAGTGGCTGTTAAGAAACGATTACTAGCCATTAATGCCGATATACGCAGTTACCGCGTCTCTCGTGGCAATAGAAACCTTTCATGTGACCAACATCACTTTGACTTAGTGGAGTCAAGGAAGGCTACTGATAGGCTTTTATCTAAGCTATATACACGTGAAACTCATTTTGATAAAACCCCAATTACAGAAAATGAATTAGCAATACTCACTAGTGAGTACTCTAATTTAAAAGTACCTTCTAACACAGATACTTAAAAAGTAATTAATTAAAAAAGGAAATTATGATGACTGAAATTATAGAAACTGCGGAAGATGCTGACGAACTAGATTTAACTGGTTCAGAAAAGATTTACGACGATGCATTCTCTGGCGTAAAACGTATTCACTCTTTAATACTAAGTATTGAACAAAACATCTTGTCATTCTACGGTGTAGTAAAGACTGGCAACGCTATATTGATTAATACAGTTGATATTGGCGATGCTTATATGGTGACTTTAAAATTCACTAAAACATTTAAGCGTGTTAGATTTTATATTAGTAAAGATAGTCCAGACCCATTAAAAACTGTAATGGTTCACAACTATGTAAAGACGACCAATATCTGCAAAGATATTGATCAAATTTATAAAGAAGTGGATAATTATTATATACACATAGATAGGTTAAATAAGTTTAATTTAGGTAAAGTATATATTTGGGGGATGACGCCTGACTCTACACGAGTCGATGAAGTTTATAAGGCGCCTGCTAAACATATTTTAGGCATGCTTAATGAAGATATTATTACTGGTAAAGAAGAAAATGTATTATATTACGATATGATACAGAGTGTGAAATTTACAGGCCGTGTATTTGATACAACAGTAACTGTTGCTGACATTACTTTAAACTGTGGTAATCAGTTTTCTGTAGTGGTTAGTAATGACACTGAACACCGTATTAAACCTGGGTCTATATTTGTCATTAACTCTATTGGTAGATATAATGTTTTTAATTTAGCTACAGCTAAACAACACTTAATTTTATCTAAAGATGTGATTGATAATTTTACTAAAATAGCTAAAGGTTAATTGATGAGATTATTTTGCTTAAAAAAAGCAGAATACTTTAAAAGTGCTGTGGCCTATATATCAGTAATGATAGGCCCAGTACTTTTTTTATTATTTGCTTTTATACTTTCATTACTGGTAGCTATTATTATTAATGTATCAGTTACTTTACGACATTTAAAAAGGTTATTTAAAAAAATATGGTCAAGCTTAAAGAACAACTCATTGTTTCATTTGAAGGAATAGATGGTAGTGGTAAGTCTACTATGATTAATACAGTTAAAGAGTTTTTAATAGCTCAAGGATTAACTGTAGAGGTCGTCAGTCCATTTAGTGCAACAGTTCTAGGTAAAGCTACACGTGAACTAGTATTAGACTCTAGTAACTATGTCTCTGGTAATACAGAGGTATTAGCTATGATGGGATCAGTATCGGCATTAAGTGACTATATGAAACAAAGCACTGTTGATTTTATTTTAATAGATAGATATATTTTATCTTTTAATGCGTATCAAGTAGTTGGTAGAAATAACGAATTGGCTAAGATTTTATATACCAATACAAAAATACTTAAAACTACATTTGATATTTTATTAGATGTAGATTTATCTACTTCAAAAGAACGAATGAAAGCCCGTAATATTGCTTTAGATAATTTTGATAGCTCTGGAGATAATTTTAAAATAGCTATTATTAATGGTTATCGAGACGCTATTAAATATAATATCTCAAATATAATAAAAGTAGATGCTAATAAAGAACTACAAGAAGTAACAGATAAAGTAATAGAAATATTTAAAACACATATTGATTTATATAAAATCTAATTGTACTAAACACCCACACTTTTAAAGGAGAAATAAAATGATTAAAATTGATGATATAGAATATAGTGAATTTAATGATGAGGCTATAGCTGCTGCAGCTATAGCTAAAACAATAGAGTATTATAATTTACCTTTAGTAGAATCATTACCAGAATCACCATTAGCTGAAAGAGTATGGTATATTAATTTACCGTTGATAGAATCATTACCAGAAACTCCTTTGGTTGAAAAAATAGTATATTTTGGTTTACCATTAGTTAAAGTATTACCAAAAACACCACTAGTTAAAAAAATAGAGTATGTTGATTTACTATTAGTAGAATCATTACCAATTACACCTTTAGTTAAAGACATTCGGTATCAAAATTTACCAAAGGTTAAAGTATTACCAGAATTACCATTAACTGAAAAAATAAAGTATGCTAATTTACCGACGGTAGAATCATTACCAGAATCACCATTAGCTGAATATGTTTGGTATGTTGATTTACAAATGGTAGAAGTATTACCAGAAGCACCTTTAGCTAATATAGTACATTACATTAACTTACCATTAGTTAAAGTACTACCAGATGCACCTTTAGCTAAATATATCTCGTACGCTGATTTACCATTGGTAGATGTATTACCAGAATCACCATTAGCTGAAAGAGTATGGTATCAAAATTTATCAAATGTTAAAGTAATACCAGAATCACCTCTAGCTAAAACAATAGAGTATGCTAATTTACCTTTAGTGGCATCATTACCAAATACTCCTTTAGCTGAAGAGGTTTGGTATGTTGATTTACCATTGGTAGAATCATTACCAGAATTACCATTAACTGAAAAAATAAAGTATGCTAATTTACCTTTAGTAGAGTCATTACCACATATGCCTTTAGCTAAATATATCTCGTACGTTAACTTACCATTAGTAAAAGTATTACCAGAAACACCACTAGTTAAAAAGGTATGGTATCAAAATTTACCTCTGGTTACATTATTACCAAAAACTCCCTTAGTTGAAAAAATAGAGTACGTTGATTTACCATTAGTTAAAGTATTACCAGAAGCGCCTTTAGCTAAACACATTTGGTATTATAATTTACCATTGTTAAACATTGATTAGAAATTGTAAATAGAGCAGCCAATGCTGCTCTATACTTTTTTAAAGGAGTAGTAAAATGATTAGGATTGATAACGTAGATTATACAGAATTTAATGATGCAGCTATAGCTGCCGCAGCTATAGCTAAAAAAATAGAGTATGTTGATTTACTATTAGTAGAATCATTACCAGAATCACCTTTAGCTGAATACGCTTGGTATCATAATTTACCTCTGGTAACTAAACTACCAAATACTCCATTAGCTAAAGAAATAGGGTACCATAGTTTACCAATGGTAAAAGTATTACCAGAATCACCTTTAGTTATTTTAGTACTTTACGCTAATTTATACGCGATAGAGTCATTACCAGAATCACCATTAGCTGAAAGAGTATGGTATTATATTTTACCTTTAGTAGAATCATTACCAGAAACTCCTTTAGCTAAAGACATTCGATATATTGATTTACCAAAGGTTAAAGTATTACCAGAATCACCTATAGTTGAAAAGGTATGGTATAACGATTTACCATTAGTAAAAGTATTACCAAAAACACCTTTAGTTAAAGACATTCGGTACATTGATTTACCACTAGTTACAGTACTACCAGAAGCGCCCTTAGTTGAAAAAATCTTGTGTATTAGTTTACCATTAGTTAAAGTATTACCAATTACACCTTTAGCTAAAGAAACAGATTATGTTAATTTACCATTAGTAACAGAGTATTACCGGATGTACTATTGGTTAAAGACATACATTATGAAGATTTACCTCCGATTACATTAGTAATTATAAATAGAGTAGCTAACACTACTCTATTTTTTTTGATTACATTTATTTTCAACCCTATATAACTATATTGAACATTGTGCATAATGTGCAATAACTTATCATTTTTAAGGAGTGGTAAAATGTCCCAAATAGATAATGAAATAGAACGTGATTATTCACACGTTTATGACGCAATTGATATGCCACGTTTAAAAAACATTATTTTAATGCGGACAAGTTCTGTAGACACGTTACTAGCTGCTAATAAAATAATACGTTATAGTTACAGATCGTTTATACCATATACACTAATACCAATATCTAGTAAAATTGAACTACCTTTTTTACCTGAAGGTAAATTATGTATTTACGTGTTAGGTATGTACCATTCTCCATTAGTTATAAAAGAGTGGTTACTTGGTGGTCATAAAGTCATCATGATGAATAATAAAGAACCTGTAGATTATCCAATAGAAGAATATCATAAACTTGCTTGTAGTAATTTTGTTATGGATATTGTTGATGGTGAATTTTTATCTTCATCGGTTAATAAATATCTTGATAAGTAATTTAGTCTTTAAAAAAGGAGTAGTAAAATGAGTACTTTAAATACAGATAAACTGCTTTATGGCAGAGTTGAAGTAGATAATAAACTTATTGATGTTCAATATAAGTTTATTTCTGAAGATGAAATAGAGTATATTAATTCTTTAGGATTTACATTTACCACTCATTATAAAAGTTTAGTTTGTAATGATTAATTAAAGGAGTAGGTTAGTATGTTACCAATATTTACTTATGTTGGTATTATAGGTGTAGGTATAGCATTTTGCTATGCACCATTTATTTATTTATATACCAGTAGTATTTATTTTGATAGAAAGGTGTATGAACGTTTAGTTAAGTATGGGTTTTATGGTTTATTAATACCCGTAATTAATGAGGGCGTATTAATGCTGTTTGCTATATTACTGATATTATTGTTTATATATCCCAAGATAGCGAGAAATATAAATAGTTTTGTTTTATATTTTTAATTAACTTAATAAAAGGAGCAGGACAATGAATAACACAGGACTTACAGAAGATGAAATTGCTGAAATAGAAAAAGAATTTAAATATAATATATTTACATTTTTATCTACTAAAATAAAGGAAAGATTAAAACCCATCCTTAGTAAAACTTCTGATGATAAAATGTCAAATTTAATAACGGATATTAACAACCTTCGTCAATCATTAATGGATGGTAATGATATACACGAACTAAGTATTATATTTAGTAAGTCTTTAGAGGCTGTATTTGATGATGAAGGAATTGATTATACTGACATTAATAATCCAGAAATTAATTCTAAAATAAAAGAAATAAATGATACCGTTCAATTAGCTAAGATTGAGTGTGTTAAGTATTGTGTAGCTATGGCTAAAGGCAGCGAAACAATGAATTGATTAGAAATATCATTCTTAATTAAAGGAGTAATAAAAAATGGGAAATATTGGAAATAAAGAACTAGAACGTTTAGTGTTAGGTGCTGAGGCCGCCTTAAGAAAATATAATGCTGAGTCTATTATTGGTATTATAGGAGCTGAAGATAAACGGTTGACAGTTAAAGGTATGTTAAATCGTTTAAAAGCATTACATAGATACTATAATAAATTAGGCGTATATAGCGAACTACTATTCAGTCCTGATCGCATTAAAATACGTGTAGAAGAAATATTAAATAAATGTAGTAATAGTGGAATTAAAATATTTAAATATTAAAACAGTTTAAATAGAGTAGCCTAGGCTACTCTATTTTTTTGTTTACCATTTAAAACACGGTGGTACTATTATTGACTCTTGTGATATTTTAACTGGTTTTCTAATTTCACTACCAACAATTACCATATTAACAGATTCAATATTAATAATTCCTTTTTTTGGATATAACATTACATGTGGTACATTAGCGGCATACTTATTAAAATGTTCTTCAGCATCACTACGCTTTCTAGCAATAATATAAAAATCTTTAGTCATACCTTTATATTTAGCTAGCTGATGCTTTAGACCAGATAGTGTACTACCAATTTCACCAGTACTTCTTTTTATAGTATTTAATTTATTTTTATACTCTATAAAAAATTCATCTGTGTCTACCCAATCAGTTTCATCTAGTAATTTAACATCAGATGGCGTCTCTACTATGTTATAGATAAAATCATTACCAAGAGAATCAACATCTATAACATACTCATATAACTCATTACCGTTAAACCAAGTATGGTGACCTTCTCCAAATAACCTACCTAAAAGACTAAGTGGTACTGGATCAATAAATAAACTAATACTAGCATCATAAATACCTGGTCCATTAACTTCTTTATTCCAAGTTATCTGTTCTTCTAGTTCTTTTTTATCGCTTACAGATCTAAATAATCTACTTTCTAACCTACTATATAAATCTTTAGAATAATGATATAATTTCATAATAACTTACCATTTAGTATAGTGTGGTTCTTCTACTAAAGATTCTGTAGCTATTTTAGTAGATGTTAATTTTTCATATTCTTCTTTAGTTATTTCAGTTATGTTTTCAGTTATATCTTTTGGTTTAGAATGATCTGAAATAAAATCTAATAGCCAATAACCTTTAGACAATGTAGTTTTTGAATCTAATATAATACCATCTTTATCTTTAACACATATTGCTAACTGAGAAGTAGATATAGTAGATTTATCTACTAAAGGAGTAACTTTTAAATTAATAGGTACTATAAAACCAACTACACTTGAAGGAAAAACAACTGTATTTTTATTATAAGTTACTAACCAATGTTCACCTGTTTCATTAGCATCGTACACTAATCGTTTATTTGGTTTTAAACATGCTTTAAAAGGTATTTTATAAATATGTATAAATCCTTTATATATAGAACCATCGCCATTAATTACTAGATCATTTAGTTGATGTGCATGTATTCCAGCATAACCCTGCATACACCCAGTTAATGTAGGCGCTACATGTACTCTAGGTAATAAATTATCTTCACTAGCACCAGCTCTTTTAGATATATTTGGAACCATGTCTTTAAATCTTTTTACAGAGATATGATGCATGAAATCTTGACCAATATCTTTAGGAGTTACTATAGTTACATTATTTTGTATCTTAGGTATATAGAACTTAATTGTTTCTTTTAATTCTTTAACATCATTACCAGACATTTTAAAACTCCTTTTATTATTACTTAAATCTAACTATACAATTATGTATTGCATTTTTTTTCAGTCATATATAACTTTAATGAATCTACTACACATCGTAATAGTTCATTTCAATTATTAAGGAGATTTATCATGAAGAAAATTTTATTAACTTTGATTGTTTTATTAACTTTATCTACAAATGCTGGCGCAAATACTTTTTGCTACAGTACTGGTAATCCAGATTTATGTTTTCAAACTCAGATAAATTCATTTGTAAGAGTTTACACTAAGTTTCTTAAAGAACTCTATAGCAGTCATAAATTTACTGCTTCTGAAAAAAGAGATTTAGAAAATGAACAACGCGATTGGGAAAACCGTGTTAACTCTCAGTGTAGTAATAGTGAGTGTGTGGCTAACTCTGCTGAGACTCGCGCCTATCATATAGCTAAAATAGTAGATATGGTACGTGCTAGAAAGTAACATAAGAAAATAGAGACCCTTGTGAGGTCTCTATTTTTTTTATTTAAATATTAATACTCTAATACTTTTTTTAATTCAAGTAGATTATTCAATTCAGTTTCAATTGCTTTAATCCTTAAATTAAGAATTACCAATGCACGTGCTTTATGTTCATCTTCAGGCGCATTTACTTTAACTTTACTAACTGAACCGATACCACAAATACTGGTGCTATCAAACATAAATGAAGAATGAGTATTTGTGACATTTGGGGCAGCAGCAGCAGTAGGCGCTGGACTACTAGAGCCAGTAGAATCAGATATATTTTCTCGCCATTCATCAAAGGAAGTTTTTGGTGTTACAGGTACTGTAACACCATCTTCAATTTTAGGCACTGGTTCCGTATCTAAAATAGGCGGTGTACCCATTTCTACTTTAGCAATAGGAACTACACTTACTATACCATCTTTAAACTCTTCTTCTACTGGTATCATTTTAGGAACGACTTGACAGTCAGTAGGGAGTACACTAGAAAATGGATAAACTAATTTGGTACCCCATTTATAAGCTTTACCTTTTAAATCAGGATCTGGATTATTAACGACATCAAGAATACCATCAGATGAAAAGTTATAAATAACTGCACCTATATTAGCTTTTACAAAACTACCTAGCTCACGCCTAATTTCGTCTACGGTGTATCCGTTCTCATTCTTTCTATTCTGATAAAAGTACATAGCAATAATACCGTTACTACCTTTACGTGTAAAGTTACCATATTCCTTTTTAGGAGAATTGTCTGTAGAAGCATTCATAGATTCTTCTTTAACTGGTTCTGGTACTTTTAACTGTGCTTCAGGAATTACTGGTTTATTTACTTCTATACTTGGAGTAGTAGGTATTGGTGGTACTGCTACTTGTTCATTATTTAACTTATTAATTTTAGAAGCAGCCACTTCTGCATCTTTATTATTTTGTTCTTGGACAGATACATCAACAGAGTAATAAATAGCAGCATTTTTATAAATTAACATTAAAGCTATTAATCTATGCAGTGCTATTGAAATATCTTCTTTATCTATTCCAGTCTTTTTATAAATAAAAACATAATCAGACTTACCTGGATTATTTTTAATAATATCTAGAATCTCTTTTTGATTCTCATCTAAAAAATCAGTACTCATTATTTACTACTCCTTTATTACTTTTTTATTAAAAACTAAAATCTAAGCTATCATCATGAGTACCTGCTCTAGCTGCACTACCTACTTTTCTAGTTGATGAATCTTCACCAAGTAAATCATCAGGTATAGGGCCTTTCTTAGGAAACTCTAATACAAAGTACTTATCATCTTCAGGAATAACTGTAGGTAATCTGTGTTTACCTCTTTGTACTGTGAAGTATGATTTCTTTTGATATTTTTCAATATGATGATGTAGTTCTAAATCTGCCTCATTATCTAAAGTACGACACCCATCATAATAACCAAGACCAACAATCTCTTTAACTAAATCTTGTCTACCATCTCTTAACAATTGTTTAGCTTCAGTAGATAGCTGGTGTGGTGTAATAAATAGTATTTTCTTAGGAGCACAGAAGTTACGCATACGTCGTAACATCTCACGCTTATCTGCACCCATAGGACCACCTATAGCACACCCAGTCGTTGGTAACATCTGTAAGTAGTCTACCATAAGTAAATGAATTTCATAACCCTGTGCTTCTAATTCAATAACTTTATTACAAATATGTTTATATGTCCATTGAGTAGGATCTACTCGCATCATTTTAACGTGATAACCATTTACTTGTAATTTATCTTTAATGAACTTACTCATTTCTTCAATACTTAAATCACCAAGACTTTCAGTATCTTTTTCTGTATCTTGTAAAGCTTGATATAAGAATTGTAAATTTAGAGTTAAATCATCTTCAAAAGAAATTCTTAATAATAAAGGTTTCTTTGTAGGGTCGATCATGTATGGAGTATTATACAAAGCAACTTGTTTAAAAATAGATAATGTAAAACCTGTTTTATATTTGTGTTGTAGAGCACTTGTTAATACTGTTTCACCACGTCTAAAGCCACCCTGTAGCATTCTATTCAATGCTTGCCAACCGGAACGCATTATGCCACTACCATTATTGGTTTCTTTTACTTCTCGGAATACATCACTAGTAGATTTTTCATCACCAATATCTAGTTCGCCTACAATAGCTGGATCTTTAGAGTTATTATTAATTTGCAATGCTTCTAATTGAGCAGTAAGTTCCATTACAAATTGGTTAATATCTTTAATCTTATTTCTATCATTTCTAAAAATATAAGAAGCTTTTCCAAGTATATTAGATATCTCTTCTTCTCTGAAATAATTATTCAAACTTTTTCTTAAATTTACTACTGCTCTCTTTAAGCTACCGTCGGATAACTCTTGATTTAAACTATCTTCTATTAATTTATAAGTTGTAATATCTGTACCAGTATCATGCTTTACTGTTTGTAGTAGTGTGAATTTATCATACTTACTACCTTTCTCATTTTTACACATGTCCAAAACAGTTTCTTTTAAAGCTGCTATAACTTCTCGTTCTGTATTAATACTTAAACTAAGCT